CAATATTGACATGGAACAAAAAGATGGAAGTATTGTTAATCTTGGTGAGAAGTATGGCGAAAAATATATGAACAAGAAAGGAAACTAGGATCATGCTACAGAATTTACCACAGGATCCTGTTATCCTTTTGAGTGTTGTGAATACAAAGCTTAGAGATTTTTATCCGTCACTAGATCAATTATGCAGTGAGATGGAAGTAAATAAAAAAGAACTTATAGATAAACTAGATCTGATTGACTATGCTTATGATGCATCCTGCAATCAATTTGTATAAAGGAAATGAGAATGAAAGAAATAATTGAAAATGTAAAGCTGGTGGAGAATGCTCCGTTGGAAGAGCCTGCACGCCAGTATTATTTTATGGAAAAAGCAAAAGAATATGTTGCTGAAATGTCTGAGAAACTGGGGCGTCCATTAGTCGCGGTAATTCAAACATTTGGTTGTCAGATGGTACTGGCAACACAGAATTGATAAAGACAGGAAGAAAGCCCCGGAAACGTTAATTTCTGGGGCTTTTTGTTATTTATAGAGTAGCTTGTGCGTGAGTCCGTTTTTGAATACTATTTCAGTGATGCGCTTATCCATTACGGTTATATGGTCGAGCACTGAGTTGAAAAGATTTTTAATGGAATCCTCGTCTGCGATCGCAAGCTCTTTGTAATTTATTATTTCATCTTTGTTCAGTTCGTGCATGAGAAGATACTGCGATGCTGTTTTAATGAACTCTACTTGATTCACATTTACGGAAATTGATTCTGTTTCCATTCCCTTTATTTCATTTTCAATCTTCACTCGGTCAATCTCCAACGCTGATTTCATTTCGAGAAATTCCTTCTCGTCAAGTCCGTCATCATCAAATAAAAATGCTTTCTTGAGTCGCTCAATAGCTCTTTCTGTTTTTTCAAGTTTCACCTGTAGTTCGGTTAGCTTTTGTTTGTTCTCTGATTTATCTTCTTGGCTGACTGTGTTTGCTGACCATAGTTGAGTTCCATTCTTCCCATATAGTAAATCTAAAGTGTCCTTCAAACTATCTTCGGAAATTCCGGCGATATCAGAAAAGCTGATTCGTTTAAGAATCATTTGCTCGAGTTCTTTCGTTGTCTTGATGTGTCTTTTATGCTTGGCGATGTCAGCCATAGCAGCTATGTAATTGATTATGATAGGAGCTATCGCTACATCACTGACATTTTGATTGTCACAGGTCCCTTTCCGTGATCTCTTCCCGCACGCATAAGATGATGGTCGGAATCCACTTCCTTGTCTACTGTCCTTGCTTCTAACATTGTATCGTTCTCCGCACTTTCCGCAAAAGATTAAACCAGTAAATACATTGCATCGTTTATTCATGATTGTCTGTCCGCTTGAGTTCATCTTTAATCCACGCCCGTCCATGAGCTTATTTGCCTTTTCCCAGTCATTTATAGACACAAGTGGTTCAAATATACCTTTGATATAAATAACTTCTTCCTGAGGCTTCTTACGCCCTCTGGCAGACTCTCTGTAATTATATCTGTAGTCACCTTTATTCATTGGGTTGCGAATCACATCGGCAATTGTCTTAGAAGTCCATTCTCCGCCGCGCTTGGTTGGAATCTTGTTTGCATTATAGCTTTTGGCGATTGATACGCTTGAGCCACCATTGAGATAGTCGGAATACATCTGTCTGACATATTTTGCTTCCACCTTAGAATGTACCGGACATTTCTTTTCATCGTCCCAGTCCCAACCATATGGAACTCTAGCTCCGTTCCATAATCCGCTCTGCGCTCTGCCTATCATTACATCCGTGACACGCTCTGAGGTTAATTTTCGCTCAAGTTCTGCGAACACTAGTATAATCTTCAAGATAGCCTCTCCAATTGCGCTAGAGGTATCAAATTGCTCGTTTAACGATATGAATGTGACTTTATTGTATTTGAAATCATCATACATGAGAGAGAAGTCCACAAGGTTTCGTGAGATTCGGTCAATTTTGTACACGATCACATGAGAGACTTGTCCATGCTTTACTTTCTCCATCATTCGCTCAAACGCCGGTCGCTTCGTGTTCTTTCCTGACTTTCCAGCATCTTCAAAAATCTCGATTCGCTTTTTGTCGATGTGAAGAACGTGTTCGCAATAGGCTTTCAGTTCTTTCTTCTGGAATGGGAGAGAGTCTTTATCTACCTGATATCCAGTAGACACACGAACGTACAATGCTACGATTCTTTTATCTTCTGACATAATATCACCTTCCTAAAAATGAGTATAAAAATAACAGCCACAGAAGAACATTTGTTCCGCTTGCGTGACTGCCTGGAAGATGGTATACTAATTTTGCGAGAATTGGCATTATCTTCCAGATAGTGTCTATTGGCTCCGGCATTTGTAGTGTCGGAGCTTTTTAATTATTGGATTATTATTTTTGTTTTAGCATCACCAATCATGCTTTCATGATACTCTAATTCAATTGATGTACAATTTTCTGGAACAACATAATATGTTTTAAATGTAACATTTCTGCCAGGAGAAAGATTAGTATTTATGAAATCTGAATCATCAGATAAATAAGCTTGATCGCAAGTTGAATTGTCTGCATAGCAGTCGAAATCATAAATACTTACATATTTATCACCGGATGAATTCGTGTTCTCAAAAGTGAAGTCAACCATAATGTACTTCATTCCACTTGCTGGTGCACTATCATATTCACCCCAGTCAGTAAAATTAGTATTTGCATCATTGATGGTTACTTTTAATCCTTTTACTTCAAATGATGATCCAACTCGAATATCTGGCTCTTTTTGTTCTTCCACTTTCTTCTGTTCATCATGTTTTGCTTTTGAATCGGCGGTTTCGTTATGCTTACTTTCTTGAACCGTTTGTTTATTTGATTCAGCATTGTTTTTATCGTCAGATGAACCTGGTACCAAAGCCACAAGTGTATAGAACGCTAGTACGACAGTGATGATAATTCTAGCTGCAAGATTCTTAGGTTTGTTAGAAATCCACATAAGGACAATTCCGACTGGTGGTAAGAATATGCAGGCAAGAACGATTAACCATGTTTTTTCGTAGAACTTTTCCTTGCGTGGTTGCTGGTTCATGTTTTGATTAGGTTGGCAGTATCCGTTGTAATTCATATTTTGTTGTTGATAATAGCCGCCATTATTCATGTTCGATCGTTGAGAGTTATTATTCTGTTGCATTGGCGGAACATTATAATTTTGGTTAAACAGCTGCGCTCCGCAGCTAACGCAGAACTTATTTCCATCTTGATTATTTGCTCCACATCTAGGACATATCATCTGTTCTTCTCCATCCTTTCTATTTTCAGCCTTGTTCCTAAGCGCACCACACGCGTGTATATAATCTCGCACGTAGCGGTCATATCGCTAATTCACATTTATTGATTGAAGTTTGTGGCATTTCCACAACAGCAAGTTCTTCGGCAAATTCACAAGAGTAGTCTGTTTTTATAACAGTTAAATGCGGAATGAAATAGATATAATATCCGCAGTATCTCTTAAACACACCGTATTTATCACGATAACACTGGATACACTCAACAAGTTGCCCCTCCGTTACTTGTAAATACTCTGAAATTTCATAGCTATTCTTGCATCCATGTTCATATGCTTTAATTAAACCTCTGAGACCAATCCGTGCATTATAGCCCCAAAATCTAGCCTGTCGCTCTTGCTTTCTGCTATTGGAATCTTCCTGATCTATAATATTTCCAACAGTAGTATGATGATGCCCTAACTCTTCGGCAAGAGCATCTGCTTTCTGTATGGTCGGAATATCGCTTCGGATAGCAATTCGGTTTCCTTTTATTCTTCCATCACTGGACTTTAGTGGGAATTCCTTTACAATCAATCCCTCTTTACGAGCTTTCTCTATTAATTCTTCATATGGATTCATTGTGTCACCTCCCGGAAAAAGTTAGCTCCAGTTATCGTCATTATCCATGATATCATCATCATGTTTCTTCATTTCGTCTGTTGGCTCAATGTCAGTACGGTCATGTGCTGCGATAGCTTCCAGATAATCATCATTGTACAATGGATTGCAATTCATTTCTTTAACTGTTTCTAGAATTTTAAGTTTTCCACGCTGATTCATTTTATGAACCTCTTCGATTATGGATAAGTCATATTTAGTAAGTTCTTTAATATTTACATTTTTAAGCAGGAAAGTAGTGGTTTTGTGATAATCGCTTTCCGATGCTACGCCATATTTCTCTACAAAATAATCATATGTTTCCTCTGAAATGTTCATCAGAACTTCTTTTACTTCCGAAAGTCCTAATTCTTTTTCACAAAAATCATTAAAAGATTCTGTATTCACGTTAAATCCATTTTGCCAAAGAACAATAGCGAATTCTGCGTTCAAGTATTCTTCGAACGCTTTTTTTCTTTCACCTATAGGTAGTGAAGAATTATTTAGTCTTTTGATTGTATCAAGTCTAATTTTGTTTGCTTCTTCATAAAAAGGGATGTATCCATACAATTGTTGTGCGTAAACATATCTTTTATGAAAGTTGGAATGGTCTGCTAATTCATAGTCGTTTAATGGATCATATTCACGATGGCATATCGGACACACGACTGTTTTATCACGACAAAGCAAATAATCAGTTGTCACACCAAAAATATCAGCAAGTTTTTCCAAAACATCTGTTGGTGGAACTCGATCTCCTAATTCATAGAATGAAACCATCTTAGGCGTAAGATTTAGTTTGTTAGCCAAATCCTTTTGCGTTAAATCTTTTTTTAGCCTCATGGCTTTAATGCGTTTGCTTAACATGAAGGTCCTCCTTTCTTTCAAAAGAATGAACGCTAAGTTCATTTCTTAAAAGTAGTATAGCACAAAAAAATAAAAAAGTCTATTGACAATGTACTAAAAGTACTGTACTATTAGTACACGTCAAGGAGGTGAACATGATTGAGCAAATTAAGAGAACAAAGAGAAAGAAAACATATTTCTCAAAATGAACTGGCGATTGCTGTTGGCGTTACTCAAAGACATATTGCATTTATTGAAAGTGGCGATAGAAGACCTTCTATGGAACTAGCTTTTAAGATAGCAAAGGAACTTGAATGTTCTATAGAAGATATTTTTTTGCCAGGAGAGTGTACTTAAAGTACATTTTAGAAAGGAGGAAAGTAGATAATGGACAACTTACAGATTACAGAGTACAAAAACATTAGAGTGCTCACAACGCAGCAGATTGCGGAAGCGTATGGCTCTGACACAAGAGTTATTTCAAACAACTTCAATAGAAATAAGGAAAGATATATTGAAGGAAAACATTACATCTGCTTGGAAGATGGTGAAAAGAGAGAGTTCGTTGACCATCATCAAATTGATGACGGTTCAAAGAAAGCGTCGAAACTTTATCTTTGGACAGAGAAGGGTGCTTTTCTCCATGCGAAGTCACTCAATACAGATACAGCGTGGGAAGTGTATGACAGACTGGTTGATAACTACTTCAATAAGAAAAATCCAATGAGTCCAGTAGAAATGATGCGTATTCAGTTAGGCATGATTGATGACCATGAAGGACGTATCACAGACCTTGAGCAGAATATGACGATTGATTACGGACAGCAGATGTCACTTGGAGATATCGTCAATAGAGTTGTGATTGATGCTCTTGGTGGTAAAGACAGTAATGCATATCACGAAATCGGTAGAAAAGTATTTGCAGAATGCAACAGGGATTTGAAACATTACTTCAATGTAAATGCTCGCAATAATGTCCCGAAGAAGAAATTTGATGAAGCTGTCGATTATGTAAAGAACTGGCAACCATGTACAAACACAAGGATTATGATTCAGGACTGCAATGCACAGTTGAGAATATAAGATGTTCCGATTGAGTATTTCCTGGAAGAGTAGGAAAGGAGATCAGATGAACGAATTACTAAAGATTAATTACCATTGATTGAGCAGGAAGCGTAGGGTGAATGAAATGAAAGAACAAGTTTACGAATATCTTATCAGCTTCATTTCAGATGTCGGCTATCCGCCAACAGTAAGAGAGATTGCAGATCACTTCCATATAAGCACTAGCACAGCAAGATATTATCTGAATGACTTGGAAAAGCTGAGACTCATTGAAATGCATGGTGTTCCGAGAGGAATCAAAGTGATCGGTTACAAATTTGTAAAGGAATGAGGTGTTAAGCGTGAACGAGAAAGCGAAGCGGATTGAAGAAAGACTTAAGGAACTGGGAATCAATTCGATAGAAGAACTAAACGCAGCTATTAAACGTGAATCGCTAAACATTTCACTGATGGTTTGCAAAGCAAGGGAGTAGGTGTGGAAGTGTTAAATGGAATTGATATCAAAAGAAAGAAACTCGAAGTAATTGATATCCGCAGAGAACTTCCAGTAATGAAAGAAGATGAATCTGACAATGACCTGACACCATTTCTTGTAGGAGTGATAGCGGTAGCAATACCAATACTCATGACAGCGGTGTGGGCGATATGCGGATATTAAAAGAGTGCCATAACAAAGGCGGCAACCTTCAGGCACTCGGCTATAAAACCAACTTAATAATAGCATAGGAGTAGAAATGAAGCAACCGAAGAAACTTACATTGAAAAACAAGAAGCTACTTGCAGATGTCGGACTTAATCCTATGGAATGGATGAATTACTTTGAAGATGACGTTTATCTTCATGTGATTCGCAAGACCGACAATGCAGTAATTATTATCGACAAAAATGAAAGGGAGATAACGAGACAATGAAACGAATTACATTACTGTCAATGGACATTCAGAATTTTAAAGGGTGTACCAGCAGAACAATTGATTTCGCAGATAAGACAAAAATCTGCGGTGCAAACGCTACTGGAAAGACAACTATCTTTGATGCGTTTACATTCTTACTGTTTAACAGGGATTCACTTGGGAGTTCTGATTTTGATATCAGACCACTTGATGCAGACGGAAAGATGATTGACAACATTGAGATTTCCGTTAAGGCAAGGATTTCTGTAGATGATGAAGAGTTTGAGTTGAAAAAAGTTCAGAAACAGAAGTGGGTTAAGAAAAGAGGTACAGACTCAAGAGAGTTCCAGGGAAATATCAATGAATTTGAGATTAACGGATATCCGAAGTCACAGAAGGAATTTAAAGAGTTTATTTCTGAAATTGTTGACGAAGATGTATTTAATCTGATTACGAACCCAGCAGCGTTCAACTCGCTTCCTTGGAAGAAACAGCGTGAAACACTTATGGAGTTTGTTGGGAATTTCTCAGATGTTGAAATTGCAGAAACGTTCGGAGATAAGTACGCAAAGCTGATTCCAGAGCTAAAAGTTGCCAATACAGATGACATTCTGAAAAAGTACACCAAAGCGAAGAATGTTCTTAATAAAGAAATGGTTGAGATTCCGGCACGTATTGATGAGGTGTCTAAACAGCTTGTAATTGCAGATGTCGGAGCACTGGAAGTAGAAAAGGCGGCTAAAGAAGCTGAACTGAGTAAAGTTGAAGCTGATCTGTCAGGTGGTAACGGAAAGACAGGAGAGATTAACAGCAAGCGTGAAGAGATTATGAATCTGAAATTCCACTTATCAGAGATTCAGAATGAAGCAAATCGAAAGTTGCTTGATGATTCTTCCAGTATCAGAGAAGAAGTGGCTAAGAAGCGTGAAGTTGCTGAGAATCTGCAACGTGAATTGTCTGAACTAAGAAGTAGCGGAAGAACTGTTCAGAGTGAATATCATGCGCATGAGAATGATGTAAAAAGACTTCTTAATGACTGGAAAGCAGAAAAAGCTAAGAAATTTCCAGAGTTTGTTCCGCTTGAGCCATTATCAGACAGTGCTACTGTGTGCCCTACTTGCGGTCAGGAATTGCCGGAAGATGTGAAGAAAAAGAACATTGCTGATTATGAAGCACGTAAACAGGCTCATGAGGACGATTACAACAAGCGTAAAGCTGATTTTGAAGCGGATCATGAAAAGAAGTTAGCTGACATTACAAAAGCTGGAAGTGAAGCTGCCAAGCTCAGAGACGAAGCCAAGAAGAAAGTAGAAACTTTAGAATCTATGGTAAAAACTTATGAGCAGAAAATTGAAGAAGCAAAACGTGTTTACGGAGAAGAAAAGAGCAAGCTCGATAAGATTCCAAAAGTTGCTGACATCTCCAATGATGCTGAGTACAAAGCAACAAACGAGAAAATCTCAGCACTTGAGAAAGGGATTGCAGAGCTTTCCAGCGTTGTTTCCGATAACGCTGAGCTTGAAGCTAAAAAATCAATTCTGAAAGACGAAATTGCGGAGATTGCCTGGAAAATTTTGGCAGCAGACAATTCCAAGGTAAAGGAACGTATCGCAGAACTTGAGGCTGAGCAGAAAGAAGTCGGACAGAAGATTGCTAATCAGGAAATGATGATTGACCTTGTGGAAGATTTCATCAGAACAAAAATGAACATGATCTCTGAGAAAATCAATGAAATGTTCAAGATTGTTTCATTCAAGCTGTTCTCAGAACAAATCAATGGTGGATTGAAAGAAACTTGTGAATGTACGGTGAATGGAGTTCCACTGTCCAGTCTGAACAATGGTCACAGAATTGTAGCTGGGTTAGACATTATCCATTCATTATCAAATCTGTACGGAGTTAGCTGTCCGATATTCGTGGACAATGCAGAAAGCATCAATGACTTCAATGTTCCTGAAATGGACGCACAGATGATTTATTTGACGGTAACAGATGACAAGGAACTGAAAGTAGCGGAGGGATAAAAGATGATTAAAACTGGACGTGTAGAAGGTAAAGAAACAGGAACACTTGAAATGAGTGGTACACTCAATGATTTGATGAATGACTATAACGTAATTGCTAAAGGTATGAGAAAAATACTTGTTGAGAAATTCGGAAAAGAAGATGGAGATAAGGTTTTCGATATACTTTCAAGCGATAAGCCAAGAGATGGATTGCATGAAGAAGTTCACAGTGTGATTGACGAGCATTTAGAGAAGGAATTTAAGAAATCTGAACCTACTGGATTGCTCAGAGCGTTTATGAATATGTTCTGTAAAGGCAAGACTTTTGAAGATGGTAAGAAATATGTCTTTGATGCCGAGCTTTGCAGAGAGGATTTATCTAGCATAGGAGCGTTTTCAAATATTGCCAACGTATGGATTAACGATTGTGATGGGAAAGAAGTAATTGTCAAAAGCAGTATGTTGGGACTTATCGGCACTTTCAGTATCTTTCCTGAATGGTGCAGAGAGGTTAAATAAAGGAGAAGAATATGGCAGAGAAAAATGAAGTTGCTAAAAAGCAAGAATTTACCACTTGTTTGAGCCAGTGGACAAATACGATCACTGGACTTGTTTCCAGAGATTTTGAGCAGAATGGCGTTCAGTATGATGAATATTCCAAACAGTGTGCTATGAACGCTATGGGAGCTATATTCCAGTTAGTTCAGAATACAGACAAAGCAGATATGAATAACCTTAATAATTCCAATCTGCGAGAGGTTGTTGCTCAGTGTGCAAGCCTTAAATTGAATGCAAATGCGATGCCGAGAGAGGTTTTCTTCCAGCTCAGAAGTAAACAAGTTGGCGGACAGTGGGTAAAAATGGTCGAGATGGGCGTTGAAGGTGACGGGAACGATGCGCTGCTCAGACAGTTTGGAAATAACGTAGACACTGTTTATCCAGTGTGGCTTGTAAAAGAGGGTGATGATTTCACGTATCCTCGCAGAAGAGGTATTGAGATTGAGCCTGCGGAGTGGACTCCTAAAGGGCTGTCAGACAAGACGGTGAGAGTTGTATATCCAGTGAAACTCAAAGATGGAACAATCGAATATCTGATTGCGGAAAGAGAACCGGTAAGAACAAATCTGATTGCTCATATCAAAAATAATATGTTAAATGAGACTTTCGGATTTGTAACTGGTAAAAATTCGAAAGGGAAAGACCGCACAAGATATGATGCTACGGCAGAAGAAAAAGCAAAAATCAATGCGAAAAAAGAGGAAATTCTATCGGCGGTACGCGAGTGCGAGACTCTGGAAGATATTCTGAAATGTGAAGTTGCTAAACCGTATATTAGCGCAGCGTGGCTTGATACACCGGAAGCAATGATTGTCCGTAAAATGCGTAACAATGCAATTAAGAAATTTCCAAAGAATCTTAATAGCATGGCATCCAGTTCATTATTACAGCTTGACGAAACATATAAGGCATCACAGGAAGAAATTGCTGAGAACGAAAATTCAGAAGAGTTTGCAATCGAAGATGAAACTGTAGTGGCTGAATCCGAAGCTGTTGAAGTGGAAACACCAGAGTTTGCAAAGGAGTAAAGAAATGGAATTAAAAGATTTAAAAACTGGTATGGTTGTGGAGCTAAGAAATGGTGATAAATACCTTGTTATTAATCAAGATGGAAAATTGAATGGTATCAGAGAGAATTCCTACATAACGTTTAATTCCCTGTATGCTCATAAAAGCGATATGACATGGCCTGATGATTCTTGCCTTGATATTGTGAAGGTTTTTTGTCCTTCGTTATCTAGTTTTGGAATGATGCTGAAAAACAAACGTAACTGTATTTGGACGAGAGATGAGAAGCGAAAAATGACTGTTTCTGAAATCTGCAAAGAACTTGGATATGAAGTGGAGATTGTAAAAGAATGATAGCTCAAACAAAGTGGTTAAGTGATGCCATTGAGGATATGAAAAATGGCACTTATGACATGACGGTTGATGGAAAATGTAGCCAGTGTGGTGCGTGCTGTTCGAGATGCCTGCCTTTATCCAGTAAAGAAATTATTACGATCAAACAGTACATCAAAGCTCACAATATTAAGCCTTACAGACATTTATTTCCAGTATCTAAAGAGGCTTATGACCTGACTTGTCCGTTCATGGACGATTCAAAGTTAAAAGAGAAATGCAGAATTTATCCAGTAAGGCCCGAGATATGCAGGCAGTTTACTTGTAAGGCTGATAAGAAGCCATTCAAGATGAAAGCCACAAGGTATGAAGTGGTCGATGTTAGGGAGGAATTTTTCGGTGAGTAGGGAGGTGGTTTCATGCTAGTGAAAACTACTGCCACTGGAAGTAAAGGTAATAATTACGCACTTGTCTCCGGGGGAGAAATTCTTCTCCTGGAGTGCGGTGTGCCAGCAAAAGAAATGCTGAAAACGATTGATTATCAGACTTCAAAAGTGGTTGGTTGCTTGTTATCTCACGAGCATGGCGATCATGCAAAATACATCAAACAATACATGCAATATGGTGTCAAGGTTTACGGTTCGGACGAAGTGCAATCAAATATTGAGCTGATTTACGGTGAAAATATTGAGGGCATAAAACGAATGAACAGGAAGAAACTAGGAAGTTTCTCAGTGATTCCGTTCCGTGTACCACATGGAGAGACAGAATGTGACGGTTGGTTGATTGATTCGCCGGAAGGCAAACTGTTATTCATCACAGATGCAGAATATTGCCCGTATGATTTCTCAAAAATGCATATCAACTACGGCTTGATTGAATGTAACTATTCGATGGACAACATATCGTTTGAGCATGATGAAGTGAAGAACCGGCGTGTGGTTCAGACTCACATGGAAGTGCAAACGTGTAAAAGGCTTATACAGAGCATTAACAGTGAAAGTCTAAGAAGTATAGGCTTGATACATTTAAGTGCTGAAAACGGCAATCCAGTGCGGTTCACGGAAGAAATACAGGAGATAGTTGACTGTGATGTGGATGTGTGGGTTGCAGAAAAAGGAGCTGAGAAAGAATTTAGGCTGATGCCGTTTTAGGAGGAACAATGATTTACAAAACATTATTAATAATTTTCAACGCTATGGGAGCGACTTTTGATTTTTACATGTACAAAGACACTGGGGATAAAAGATTTTTAATTCCGTTTTTAATATTCTTGCTCGCATTAATCTTAAGTATCGTAAACATGGTTATTTATTTACTTAAATAAGGAGGACTACATAGATGAATAAAATAGTTTTAATGGGAAGATTGACAGCAGATCCGCAGGTGAGATATTCACAAGGAGACAATGCTACAGCGGTTGCAAGATACACACTTGCTGTAAACAGAAAATTTAAGAAAGACGGAGAGCCGACAGCAGATTTCATTCCTTGTGTTGTCTTTGGAAGGTCGGCTGAGTTTGCAGAGAGGTATTTCCGTAAAGGAATGCAAGTTGCTATCTCAGGTCGTATTCAGACTGGAAGCTATACAAACAAGGACGGTCAGAAAGTTTACACGACAGATGTAGTTGTGGAAGAACAGGAGTTTGCGGAAAGTAAAGCTGCAAGCCAGCAGAATCAGAATAACGCAAGCGGCTCTGTTCCTAGCTCAGATGGTTTCATGAATATCCCAGATGGTATCGATGAGGAGTTACCGTTTAACTAAGGAGTGATGGCATATGCCATACAAGAAGCCTGAGAAATGTGTACATCCCGATTGTTTCCATTGTCCATATCCTGATTGTATTTACGGGAGAGTGGTCGGTGGAGAAGTCGTGGATGTGAATATGGTGGATGGCATCAGTTATGAAAAGTATTTGCAAAGGATACGAGATAGAGAAAATGCGAGAAACAAAGGATTGTCCGTATCCTGACTGCCTTAATTGCACATACGATGATTGCATCATGGAGGGTGGTGTGCAAGCCCTCCTTAAGCGTAGGCGGTATAAAGCGAACCCGGAATATTACAGACAAAAGCAGAGAGATTACCGGGCGAAGGTTCGAGAGCATCAGCCACGTTGTGATGAATGCAAGCATTGTGTGCTTGTAAAGAATGATAAAGGTACGGATTTTAAAAGATTGTGCATAGTTGAAATGCACTTAGTAATGCAAAAAGTAACATTATCTCCGCAGTGGTGTCCTAGAAGATTATCACGTAAGGAATATGACCATTTGCGGTATTTAAGAAGAAAGGAGGAAGGATTGATTGGAAACGGAAACAAGACCGTCTGAGAAAATAAAAGGTTTCGTTCAATTCCTGGAGGATACGAAGGAATCCTACGAATCAGCGAAAAAGAAACTTGGAGAATACGATTCCAAAGAAAGACATATCTACTGGGCGCATAAGTTTGAATTTGCCAACAACAGAAATGAGCGAAACAGACTGGCTACAGAGTATCACCATGAGAGACTGGAAAGACGTAAATATAAAGATATCTGCGATCTCTACGAGCTTGTATATGAGTTTATTAACTCGGAGAACAACAAAAGCACGTTGAAGCGATTAAAAGGCGCGATACAGCGTCAGGAGAAGCAAGAGGACTATTTAGAAAGCGAACGAACATACAAGAGAGGTGATTCCGGTGATACTGATTAGCGATAAGGGGCAGCAGGACGGTAAGCACACTGAAAAAGAACGCTACTGGACTGAGCTTGGGATAGAAGTAATAGAAGCTCCCTTGCCGACCGGAGATTATATTTTAGCGAATGACAAAGTGATGGATGTAATCTTCCGGAAGGAACAACGAGGGATTCCAGTGAAAAAGATGGACTTCCTCGGGACATACAACGTAACAGTAGACACAAAAAAGGATATTCAGGAGCTTGTTGGGAATGTATGCGGTAAGCAACACGCAAGATTCCGTGATGAATGTATCTTAGCGCAGAACAATGGAATTAAGCTGTATGTATTGGTACAGAATGTCGGTGGACTGATTAATGGAACGAAAGATATATACAATCCGACAATCCGAACATTGGAAGAGCTTCGTAAATGGAAAAATCCGAGACTTTTTGTGATGAAGCGTACAAATGATGTGATTGGTCATTACAAGAGTGGAAATCCAATATACAGGCGTACACAGAGGTATCCTACAGCAACTAAAGGCGAAACACTTATGAAAGCTTGCACGACAATGCAGAAGAAATATGGAGTTGAATTTGTGTTCTGTCACAATCGAGATCAGGGTGAAATGGTGTTGAAGTTATTACAGGGAGAAGGTGTTTAGATGGCAGAGAAGAGAATGTTTTCCAAACAGATTATTGATTCAGATGCTTTCTTAGAAATGCCACTATCCACTCAGGCATTGTATTTCCATCTATCCATGAGAGCAGACGATGATGGATTCCTCAATAATGCAAAGAAAGTAATGAAGATTATCGGAGCGAATCAGAATGACTATGATCTGCTTGTTGCAAAATCATTTGTTATCCAGTTTCCAGACGGGATATGCGTAATCAAGCATTGGAGAATCAATAATTATTTGAGGAAAGACAGATACACGGAAACAATTTATCAGGAAGAAAAAGCTCGCCTAACAGTAAAGCCGAATGGTAGATATTCCCTTAGAAATGCTGCGGAATCTGATGACGATTTACCACTTGGTATACCAGTGGTAGACCAGTCGGATACCCAGTATAGAATAGATAAGAATAGAGAAGAAAAGAATAGTATAGATAAGAGCATAGAGTCTCCTATCGGAGATGAGCACTCTTTTGGAAGAAGTTCTAATCTTGCTAACTTGGAATATTTGCTCGATAACGGAATTCATCCGAAAAGCGAAGTTGTACTATCAGACAATGATTTGCTGAATTGCTTAAGAGAATGGATGACATACAAGGATGAAAAGAAGCCTAAGTCAACACATCATCTCACGGAAATGGGTTTGAAAAAAGCAATTACACAATTTGTATCGGCTTATCGTGATTACGGAATCGATGCATTGCGTACAGTGGTTGATGAATGCATGGCTTGTGGATATCAAGGTGTGATATGGGATAAGTTGAGCAGACTTCCAAAGCAGCAGAAAACAGAAACAACAAACGATACGGAAGTGAGTCCTTCCGGTAGAAAGTGGCAATAAATGATTGATGAAAGCGAAATCAGGAAGGCAATATCCATTCTCAAACCGGATGGAGAGTTATTTGAAGTTCGTGTCATGTATAGCAGTAAGCAAATGTATAGCGGATATTTCAAAAGCGCAGATGATTTGATAACGGCATTGAACAGGGATGTACGTGAATATGCAAAATGCAATATGTATATCACATTAAATGCGTTGAATGAGGCTTGCTATAGTCGCGATCAGAGTAATAGGTTTATCAAAAATATCAAAATAACAACAAGTGACAATGATGTTGAAGGATATGAGTATCTGTTCATTGACATTGATCCAAGCAGGCCTACGGGCACATCGTCCAGTGATGAACAAGTTGCTAAGGCGAAAGAAACCGGAAATAAAGTTTTTTCATTCATGAAAAATATCGGTTTCAATGATCCTGTATTCGGATTTAGCGGAAACGGAGTACATCTACTTTATAGAGTTGAGTTAAAGAATACAGAAGACAGAAGAGAGCTGATAAAGAAGTGCTTGCAAGTATTAGACATGTATTTTTCGAATGAAGATATACAGATTGACTTGAAGAATTTCAATCCGGCAAGAGTTTGCAAGTTGTATGGAACGCAAGCTCAAAAGGGAGCTGACACGAAAGAAAGACCTCATCGAATGAGTCATATTATCGGAGATTTCAAGGAAATCAAGGTGAATGATGTCGAGTATCTGAAAAAGTTAGCGGATATGCTTCCGAAAGAAGAGAAACCACAGAAGTATAACAGCTATCAACCTTCACAATTTGATTTAGATGAATGGCTCGATAAGTACGGACTGCGGTATCGAAAAACTTCTTACTCAGGCGGAACAAAGTATATCTTGGATGAATGCCCGTTTGACAGCAACCACAATGGGAAAGATGCTTGTATATTCAGAGCTTCAAGCGGTGCAATCGGATTTCATTGTTTTCACAATTCGTGTGCAGATAAGACATGGAGAGATGTTCGGTTATTGTATGAGCCGGATGCTTACGAAAAGAAACAACAGGAGTATGAACGCAAAATATACGCTAAACCGAAGAGCCAGCCTGAGCGAAAGAAAATCGAAGAAAAGGAAGGAAAGCCAGTATTCCTAACAGCTAAAGATATTCTAACCATGCCTAAATCACCAGAGCGATTCGTCAAAACTGGAATCAATGACATTGATAAGCGCATGAGAGGATTAAAGACTGGATATACCTCAGTAATCTCAGGGCTTAGAGCTAGCGGAAAATCAAGTGTGATATCCGAGATATGTTTGGACTGCGTAGAAGCTGGAAATAAGGTCGCTGTTTACTCCGGAGAGTTATCTCCGCAGAACTTCATGCGGTGGATGAATTTGCAAGCTGCGGGCAAGGCATATGCAGAACCTACGCAGTTTGAAGGCTACTACAATGTGTCAAGGCAGAATCAAGAGAAGATAGCTGAATGGCTGTCAAACAACTTCTCACTGTACAACAATGAGTACGGAAATGACTTCTTGGCAATTAAAGATCAGCTAGAGCGCAAATTTGAGCGAAATAAACCCGATTTGGTCATACTCGATAATTTGATGGCTTTCGACATAAAAAGCCTTTCTGATAATAAATACGAGGCTCAGACGGCATTTACATGGACATTGCATGAGATGGCTCAGAAGTACGATATTCATATCATGTTTGTGGCGCATCCGAGAAAAGCAATGGGATTCTTGAGATTAGATGATATTTCGGGAACTGCGGATATTGGAAATGCTGTAGACAATGCTTTTATCGTTCACAGAGTGAATAATGACTTCAAGCGATTAAGTATGCAGATGTTCGGATGGAAAGCAGATGATGACTTGTATACAGCTTCAAACGTCATTGAGATTGCAAAAGACCGTGATGGCGGATTGCAGGACTATTTCATTCCACTCTATTACGAGGTGGAAAGCAAGCGACTGAAAAACAGCTTTACGGAAAATAAGATTTACGGATGGGGCGATAATGCTGATGGATTTACTGGAACAGATCAGATGCAGATACCATTCGAGTAGGTGGCAGTATGACGGAAGAAGAAAGAAAAAAGTATTACAAAGTGATTACGCAAAACTGGCTTGCGTTCAATGAATTTTTGAAGAATGGCGATTATTCAGATACGGTTCAAGTTGAGATTAGCGAAGTGATTGACAAAATATATTACGAGAACGGAAAGACGGAATTTGCGAAGAATATCGCACTGGCTGTCCTGAATGAGATAGAGCGGTTGTGTAAGGTGAAAGGAAGTAAATAATGAAATACAAAGTAGGAGATAAGGTAAGAGTCAGGAGAGACTTAGAGGATGGCGAAACATACGGAGGATGGGACGCATTAGAAGATATGGTGAAGATGCGTGGAGAGATCGTAACAATTAGAAGAGTGAGAAGTTCAGCTTACGAATTGGAAGAAAAAGGTTTAATGTGGACAGACGAAATGTTTGAAGGATTAGTCGAGGATGAACTGACAGCAGAAGAAGCAATTATGCTTAGGTCTGAAATGTGTGTCAACACTTCTTGCTTTGACTGTAAACTCAGTCGTCATAATAATGGTACGGGTACTTCCTGCAATGAGTTCTCGAAGAAATACCCAGGACGAGTTATTGAAATCCTCAAACAGCAGAAGAAAGAGCATGAGAAAAAGCCAATTGAGATGGAATCAGTAGGTATTGTTCGTGTGATTGAAAGCACTGGAGATATTAAAAAATGTGTGTATGAAGAAGAACTTACTGAAAGAGAAAATCCGATGGATGCAAAAGAGAGAGTTTTGAAAGAATATTGTCAGAAACATGATGGGAAGTTTTTTACAGTATTTGAAAGCATCTGCCGGGTAAAGGAGTAGTCATGAACACAGGAGAAAAGATAGATTACATGATTCAGTGTTTGAAAGTCGCAAAAGCTGAATATGAGTACACGGCTGATTACATTGCAAATCAACCAACTGAACAGTTAGAGCTGTGGAAGTTCCTTGATACGCACAGAGCACCAAACAAAGCACTGATTAAGGACAATCTTAGGAATGTGGCAAGGATTGGATTCCAGCTTGCGAATGAGGTGAAGTGATGGATGGACTAATTGTAAAAAAGAGATGGTTAAATCTTATCCTTAGTGGGAAGAAAACTATTGAAATAAGAGGTAGTAATACCAAGAAAATAGGACAGACGATCTATTTACTGGAAAGTGGGACAAACCTTGTAAAAGGCACATGCATTATAGACTCTACATATCCAATATCCTGTTCTGATTGGTCTGAGGAAAGAGAAAAACACTGTGTTGACATATCTTATTCAGAGTTGAAGAAAAGGTATAAAAGACCTCATGCGTGGGTACTGAGAAATGTGAAACTGACGGAAGAAGAATGGAAGTACGAACATCCAAAGGGTGCGATTATATGGGTAAAAGATGTAATGCCGGCATATGAACTGCAAACTGGATATATAGACGTAATTCTTAGAAACAATATGTAAATTACAGAAAGGAGACGGAGCTCCGGCCGGGCAAAGATATATCGGCTCCTTTCGAGAAGATGAAAACAGGAGTAAGTAAAGTATACACAGATAGACCGGATTATGCAGACTTTGATTCTCCGGCAAAATTTGAAGCAATTAAGAGTATTATCGCAAAAAGATTGAGGGAACATCCTAATGCTATTTGTTCCTACTCTGGCGGTGCTGATAGTGACATTATGATTGACCTGATTGAAAGGACGAGACGGATATTTGAACTTCCACCAATCAAATATGTGTTTTTCAACACTGGATTAGAAATGAAAGCAACAAAAGACCATGTGAAAGATGTTGCTGAGAAATATGGTGTTGAGATTGAAGAAGTAAGACCGAAAATCAATATCGTGCAATCCACTAGAAAATATGGAATTCCATTTGTATCAAAGATTATGTCTGGAGGATTATCAGATTGGCAGAAAAAAGGCGTTCCACTGTCTATTGCTCAAGAGTACGACCAGGCAAAGGATAAAGCGGCAAAGAGAAAAGAACTGAAAGAAAGATATCCGAAGTGTGAGAGTTTAATCAACTTTCTTTGTTGCTGCAATTCTAAAGGAGAACCAAGACCGAACATTCAGCTAGTAATCAACTCTTCAAAGTATATGCGTGATTTTATTGAGGAATATCCACCGGATTTTATGATAAGTGCGAAATGTTGTGACTACTGCAAAAAGCAAATTGCTCATAAGGTTCAGAAATCATACGACATGGTGATAACCGGAGAGCGAAGAGATGAAGGCGGAATGAGATCAGTTCCAAGAAAGGATAATACAGCATTGTGCTTCACTGAGACTGCAAGCGGACAGTATCGTTTGAGACCTCTTTATTATGTATCTGACAAAGATAAGGAATGGTACAAAAATTACTACGGAATCAAGTATTCTGATGCTTATGAGGTATACGGACTGACAAGAACAGGATGTTGTGGTTGCCCTATATCGTACAAAGCTGTAGATGATTTGGAGAAAATCAGACCTTACGAACCGAATGTAGTAAAAGCGGCTTGGAACATTTTTGGAAAAAGTTATGAGTATCGAAAACAGTATAACGAATACAAAAAGAAAAGAATGGAAGATGAAAAAGCAGGAAAGTTAAAAGGTCAAATGTCTATAGAGGACTTCCAGGAAGTAATGCCGAAATGAAAGATTTGCGTAGGTGAGAAGAAATGAGAATATCACTAATTGACGTAGACGGTCATAATTTTCCGAATCTTCCGTTGATGAAGCTGTCGGCATGGCATAAGAAGAACGGAGATCAAGTCGAGTGGTATGATCCGCTGACTGCATGGCTGAATCCGCCAGACAGGGTATATATGAGCAAGGTATTTACCTTTACACCGGATTATCCTCATCCAGTGTGTGCCGGAGAAATAATCAAAGGCGGTACAGGATACGAATATCCATCCGGTGGCAAGCCATTACCGGAAGAAATCGAACATATCTATCCGGATTACAGCCTGTATCCTGAACTTTGCAATAACACAGCTTATGGATTCTTGACAAGGGGATGTCCGAGAGGGTGTGATTTCTGCATCGTGAAAGAAAAAGAGGGACAGAAAAGCCACAAGGTATCTGATTTATCTGAATTTTGGAATGGTCAGAAGAATATTGTTTTACCGGATCCGAACATGTTCGCTTGCCGAGAATGGAAAAATCTGAGCCAACAGCTTATTGATAGCAAGGCTTGGATAGATTTTTCACAAGGTTGCGACATTCGGATTATGACCAAAGAAAAAGCGGAATATATCAAGCGGATGAAGATTAAGCAGATTCATTTTGCGTGGGATAGATACCAGGATAAAGACATCATTGTACCAAAATTCCAAATGTTTCAGAAATTAACTGGATGGGATAGGCGGAAAATGACAGTGTATGTCTTATGTGGATTTGACACAACATTGGAACAAGACCTTGACCGGATATACACACTCAGGGATTTGGGATATGCCCCATATGTGATGATTTATGACAAATACAAATTGAAGAAGCGTGATCCGCTGAAACGGATGCAGAGATGGGTAAATTCAAGATTTGCATTTATGGCATGTGATCGGTTTGAAGATTATACAGCTTAAAACAAATAAAGTACCTTGACAATTGAATATTGATGGTTGGAATGGTATAATTTCCGTATAAATTAAATGTACGGGAGGAAATGCCAATATGGATTATATTGATAAACTTTTTAAGCAGCATCCATTTATTTATCGTATAAACGAAAAATATTATGCTTTTGGAGTTAATGTGTGCGTGGAATGTAACGGAAGAAGTAGGTTATTGGAATCGAGATATAAAAACTTTGAAGAAAGTTTAAAAAATGCTGTAACAGATGAAGAAGCGTGGAGAATATTCCATAAATTATCGGGCGAAGCAAGTGGTGCAGAGACGAAGAGTAATGTTCGTGCAAAAGAAGAGTTTGCCAAATTCAATTTTAGTGAAGATGATATAAAAGAGCTGACAAAACAAATAGAAAGATATAGGAGTTACTGGTTAGAGCACCATTTAGGAAATCGAGGCAGATAACTGTAAATATTTACCAACCATCAATATTCGGTGGTTGGTATTTTTTTACGCATTTTTAAGGAGAAGAGGTGAAAAATTGAAGAAAATATTATGTTTAATTCTAATTTGTGTTTTCTTGGTCGGTTGCTCCAACGATGCTTCAGACAAGGATCGTGAGCCACAAGAAGAAATCACATATACCTACGAAGATGTGGACGCAACTATCACTTACATAGATATGCGGAAATGGTTCGCTATTTGTCCACGATGGGAGTGGGAAATAGAAGTTGAATATGATGGCATGACTTATGAAGAAGCCGATTATGCGAGCGGTGGAATGAATGGACCGAGTTTTGCAGATAGCCGAGAGGGGGATTCGATAAGAGTCGAAATAACCAATAAATACGTAAATGGTGAATTGGTAGACAGGTATATATCAGAGATTGAATAAGGAGAAAGGAACGAATTATGAGTACATTTGAAGAAAGAATAGCAAAGGCAGTAACAGATAAATTGAATGATGGCACAGTTGAGGAACTTGTATCTGATGCCGTGACCAAAGCACTGAAAAGTAGTATCGAAGAACAGTTCGGATGGAATGGTGATGCAAGAAAGGTTATTGATGAGAAAGTAAAAGAAGTAATGACACCGGCAATCGAAAGAGTAAGTTTGGATGATTATGTGGTAAAACTTGATGCAATTCTCACAGAAATTATTAACAGCACGAATTTAGTTGACAACAAGGAAATCTTAGGAAACTTCAAAAGTCTTATGACAGAGCCGGATAAAGATGTAATCAGCTTAAAAGACGTATTCGAGAAATACAAGGAATATGTCAGCAAGAATGTTGATACGTCTAAACTTAAAATCTGCACAGGCGATGGACCGAGTTACCAAAATGTGGAAGTAAGAGTAAGCGTGGATATAAGAAATAGTATGTTCGGAGGAAGATTTTGCGATTTAGTTTTTAAATGTGTAGAGGATGAGAAGCTGACAAAGAAAATCCATTTATATGAATCAAGAAGTAATAGATTCCGTATCACAGGATTCAAAAGCGAACTTGATATCAATTCATTAAGATACGTAGATGAATTTGACATTTTCATGATGCGGTTAGATCGAGCATTCTGCGATATCACAGATATTATGGAGATGCACGATGATGATGTTGAGGTCGAAGCTGAACCGGAAGCATCCTGGAATTGATGGATGGAGAACGAAGATGGGATGTAAACGGATATGTATCGTAGACATAGGCATCCGGAAATGCTGTATGGAATGCAAGAAGCACGAAGAATGCAATATTCTGTGTAATGATTTAGACCAATATGAATACATGGAAGAATGCCCGGATTATGTAAAGGAGAATGAAGATGAAAATTGTAAAAGGTAAAGAACAGGAATATAAAGACTGGTATGAAAAAAACAGTGATCCATACGGTAGAGCGTGTTTTACATATGCTGAAAGATGGGCTGGAATGATGGAAGAGAAGATAGAAGCATCAGAAGATGATGAAATGAAAGTTATTGTTGATAATGCAAAGCAGCTGAGCTATGAAGCGGATGAAGAGGGAATCACAGGATTTATGTATGGAGCAGCTGTCAGCATTCTTTCTCAATGCTGGGAATACGGAGAATGTCTAAGAAAATGGCACAACAAAGATTATGGATATGACGGTGACGGTGTTGTAAATCCGGCGGTTATAACTGTTGGTTGAAAAAGAGGTTAAAGATGAAGAAAGAATCACTGATTCATAAAATCTTGAGGAAACTCGGATTTATCAATGACATTGAGGATGATAGGAAATTGAAAATGGAGATGTGCAAAAGAGCAATAAAGGCAAATATATGTCCGGAGGATTGCGATATGTGCGCATGGGATGTGAAAGGTGGAGTTAGTTATGAGAATCATTAGTCAGAGCGGGTCGTTAGATGTGCCTTATGAATTACTTGCAATATCCCCATATTCAAAAAATATGGCAACAATCGTTGGAACGTTTCCGGGGAATGACATCGGCAAAGGAGATAGAGTTTATATTTTAGGCGAATATTCCAGCGAAGAGAAAGCAATCAAGGCTATGAAAATGTGCAGAGAAAAATATCAAGGCTTTTTTACAAAAGGTAATTGCATGCTTGACCATCCGAAGGTATTCCGGTTTCCAGCAGATGATGAAATTTGAAAGGTTGGGAAGAAATGAAAGAACCAAGCGAAAAGAAAGCAATCATCAAAAGATGATGAAAGAGGGAAAGACATATAAGCAGATTTCAGAAGAAACTGGACTTTCCTATAGCACTATTAGCATATACGCCAGTCAAATTAGAAGGAAAGAAAGAGAAGTACATAGCTTCAACAGAGACAGACATCTTTGCATGACATGTAAATACAGAGCATCTGATGCAAGAAAAGGCTGTGACTATATTTTAATCACTGACCATGAGCGTGGTTGTGATCCGTCGGAATGTACAAAGTATGAAAAAGGAGTGAGATATCGTGAGATTAAGACCAAAGGTAAAGGCAAGTGAGTTTATGCGGTTCGGGTTCAAGCCTTGCCGAGGACTTCCGAAAAGCGCAGAGAGTTACTATCTCTGCGTGAAAAATGGACACAGAGTGATGTTTGTTGACAGTAAGCATTTTACTGAAACTGAATGGCCGATCAAAGATGCAAGGATACACAAGAATCCAAACTGTAAATTCAGTGACAAGCGGACAGCAACCGAGATTGAGTGCGAATTGGTTGTGAATGGCTTGCTGGAAGAGGTGAGGGAATGAAAATGTGTTATGTCTGCGGGAGGGAATCTGTTATACAAGATTTAGTATTGAAAGATGGTAAATGGGTATTGGTAGAGAGATGCTGTAATCCATATTGTAAAACATATAATCCATATGCTATGTGGAGATGGAAATAAAAGTATTTATGGAATATTCAGATTATGATTCAAACTGTTATGAATAAAAAAGTGAAGCGAGGTGGAGTAGATGAAGATTATTGGAAATAAAGAAAGTGTTAATCAAATATCATTAACACATAAAGGTATAAATGCTAGATTTAATTGTTTTATGAAACCATTTCCCTACTGTAATGATATTGACACATCTAATCCTGAAATGATCGAGATAATATTTAAGGATTCTTACGAAATAGACAACCTAATAAATGTATTAGAAAAATTTAAAAAAGAATGTTTTGGACATTTGGGAGAGTGGAGATAATACTATGAAAAATAAAGAGCAGACAAATGCTTGTTACGGTTGCTTTGGAGCTGCAAATGGTGATTGTGATGAGTGCGATAAGAAATAAAAATAAAGAAAAATATTCAAAAAAGATTGTGGAGATTGCTTGTGATGGTAATGGTATTGCTGTTGATAAGCATTCAGGAACAGTTGATTCGTGCCTTTGTATTCCGTGTAGTAACTGTTTGTTTAATAACATCAGAGATTGCGATAAGGGAAGAAGAGAATGGGCTGAATCCGAATACGTTGAACCACTTGTGATTTCTAAAAGAGATAAAGCGTTTTTAGAATATCTTAGAGAAGAATACATGTTCGTTGCAAGAGATGAAAATGGTAAGTTGTTTGTATACAGTTCAAAAACGTGTAAGGATAAATACTTTAAGTGTTGGTGTAGTTGTGGTCGTAGTAATAGTCCTGGCTTGTATCTAAATTACAATGTTGACTTCCCAATGGTCAAATGGGAAGATGACGAACCGTGGCTTATCGAGGATCTGAAAAAGTTGGAGGTGGTTGACAGTTATGAATAGAGAAATACTTTTCAGAGCGAAACATATCCATGCAATTCCAGGTAATGAGCATCTTAACGGGACATGGGTGCATGGCTATCTTAGTGATAAGGATTATATTTACGATAAAAGCCTCGAGGGCGAATTTCTGATTGACGAAGATACGATTTGCCAGTATACAGAATTAACAAATGAATTAGGCGAGGAATTTTGGGAAAACGATATTGTGCAATGCGGACACTATTACGGAGTGATTAAGTATGAAGAAGGTGCATTTATAATTAAGTGGAATACGAAAGGTTCAGAGTTTCTCAGACACGATTTAGCATACTGGGCATATTTGTGCGATGTTCGTGTTGTCGGCAACATATTTGACAATCCTGAACTGTTAGAAGAGGAGAATGTGCATGGAACAGATTAAGCTGGGGTTAAGAATCGCAAGCATTGTGGTTGGAATAATCGGTTATAGTGCGATATGGATGTGGATGATTAATAATCGCCGGGACGAAAAAAGTGAACTTGCGTGGGTATTATGGAAATGCTTTCATGCAATTGTGATTGCGCTTGCGTTTCTTTGGGCGTGGTTTTAGGAGAAGATTATATTAGAAGATAAGGAGAATAGCAATGGCAAAGATATTTAAAGTAAGCGGATATATGATTGATACGGACAATTTGCATAGATTAGGCGAAATAGAAAGCGGTATTAATTATGCTCTTGATGGTATGATACATCAGCATGTCCACATAGAAGAAGCGGATATAGGAGAGTGGGATGATGAAAGCCCACTTAACTATGATAATTGCGACCTTGCGGATTGCGAGAAATACTTCAAGAGAAAAGTTCCAGTAGATAATGATAGAAATGTTATTGCAGGACAGATCTACAAGCATTTCAAAGGACATACAGTTAAAGTTCTACATATCAGCCAGGACACAGAATCACCAGGGCAGTTCTATGTAGTCTACGAATGTGAGGATGGAGCTATTTGGAGTAGACCTTATGGAATGTTCGTGAGCGAGGTTGACCACGTGAAATATCCAGATGTGAAGCAGAAATACAGATTTGAGTTAATGGAGTGATGAACAGTGAAAAGAAGTACAGAAACAAGAAGAAGTCAGGCGGAAATTAACGCTGATTCTCAGAGACATTACGGTGGATTAGCTGAGTTGCCAACAGATAAAAAGGCAAGTGAGAATTTTCATCGTCCTGCATATCAGGCTTGTGAACTGATTCGGAAATCAAGTGAGTTGTTTTCTGAAAGCGTTGAAGAATGAATGTTTAGAGTCGGGATAAACCTAGAAAGAAAGATAGAGGATTTTTACAATGGAAATTAGTATTAAGTATTTTGCGAATAGCATGGGTGACAAGGTGAGAAAAATTTTCAGAGTAACAAATGGAGACTGGATTGACCTGAGAGCGGCAGAAGATGTGGCAATGAAAAAAGGTGAGCTGAGATTGATTCCGCTTGGAGTCGGCATGATTCTTCCAGATGGTTATGAAGCATGGGTGCTGCCTAGATCGTCAACGCCTAGACGGTTTGGTATCATTAGTGCGAACAGTATGGGAATTATTGACAACAGTTACAATGGAAATGATGACCAGTGGGGATTCATGGCTTATGCGATTCGTGATACAGTGATTCGCAAAGATGACAGGATTTGTCAGTTCAGAGTCATAAGAAATCAACCGAGACTATGGTTCAAAGCTGTAACATGTTTGAAAGAAATTAGTAGAGGTGGATTCGGAAGCACTGGAAGAAATTAAAATTTTTTTTGCAATCTTGGAAAGTCGCGCGTTTTTAGAGCGTTTTTTCCGAACCTAGAAAAATTCGCCCAAAAAAGAAATCGGTACTTTTTCAAAGAGGGCTAAAATCTGGATGTCGAAATTTTGATTGGTTTCGGCGTCCTTTTTTATTGGGATTTTGTCGTGTGAATAACTTTTTTCTTTTGGTTTCTGATATGTTTTGTCTGTTTGACTCTTCCGGGCGTTCTGCCTGCGGTCGCTGGTCCGGTCACGCTTGTGAAGGTTTCCGGGCGTGATCCGGCTAGGGCTTGCGGTCTTGTATGATCTGCGCAGCTGTTGCCGTTTCTGCGGCTCTTATATTGTCATGCTATATAATTACCGTTTTGCGGTCTGCGGTTGGTCTATTGGCGTGCTATGGCTTGCGCTGGGTGCGCATTACTCCCGCAGATTTGCGCGCGGTTGTGTCTTGTGGCGTTGTATACGCTCTTTCTACGGTCTTTTGTTCAGTCGGTGTTAGTTGTTAGGCTACGACAATGAAACGCCTTGAAAGCCCAAATAATGGCGTTATATATTAACATATTAGCATGTTTAATTGTCAATGTACAGAGAAACCCGCCGCCGGGATCGAACCGGCACAACACCTGAACGGGTGCACGAATAGCCCGGAGGGATTCCGGGCTTGTGTTTTAAAATATTCTTTTTATGATTTTTTCAAGGTCTGCGGCTGGCATTGCTTCCAGTGTGTCAATTAACCCTTTCGCGCCGTGATCGGCTCGGATCGTGTCGCCTTCAATGGCTATTATATATTTGCCATCTGGAATAACTCGGAACGCCTGAACCCTTCCGCAGTACTCGAAAATTAATAGATTGTCATCTGTCCACGCCTGATAAAATGCGATCTTCCCGCCTTCCGTATTTCTTACCATGTGCGCCGCCTCCCTTCCTAGCTCTGCAATTCTTCCACGGTTTCACAGAGTGCGATTAATGCAGCTTTGAGCGTTGCGCCTTCTTCCAGCTGCTCAAGTTCTGCGGCAAGCTCTGCGACCGTCTCCGGGCGTTCTTCTTCGTTGTCGTATCCATCACTTAAAGCGGTAAAAATCATTTCCGCGATATCTCTATTTTTCATTTGATTCTGTCCCCCTTCTGGTATTCTAAAAGCCGGAACTTATCCGGCTATATATACGCTATAAATTTTTTTGTTTCTTGCGATTAATGAATTGTAGAATTTTTTCGCTTCTTCTTTCGTGTCGAAAATTGCGGAAAATTCCGAATAATTACCGCACCAATTAACGCGCCATTTCTCCATATTCTTTGCCCTTTCTGCCTTCGTTCCTCCGGGGCGGGTGGCTGTTATCTGTAGTCGTGCACTTCGTCATTCCATGCGATAGAACAAGGCACGGAAGGCGCTGCGGTTCTTATCATGTATACACGGGTAGCAGCTGAGCTGATCGCCGCAATTAATAGAGCTAATATAATAACGTCAATTACCTTTTTCATGGTTTCAAGTCCTTTCTAGCGTTCCCAATATCGCTTTTCTATGTCTTTCTCAAAAATAGTGTTCTTCTTTTCCTTTTGGAGCTGCTCAAAGTCTTCTATAGCCTTCCGGCGTTCTTTTCCAGTGTATTTAATAGATTGTATTAGTTCTTCGTGTCCGTCTGTCAAATTTACAGAATAGAAAAGAATGAAATAATAAACTTTATCTTGATATTTCTTTTCCCGGTATAGCTTTATTTTCTGCTTTGTCGGTGCTGTCTTAATGAAGTTATATCTTTCAGTCAATGCGTTTTCGTATGCTTTCAGCTGCAAAATAACCCTTTCAAGCTGTTCAATGTCTTTTTGTGCCTTGTCAAAATAATGCAGTATGTCCGCTTCTGTGTGTAGCTTCTCCGGATGCTGCTCGTAAATTCTTATTGTTTTCTCGCTCATTTCCTTGGTATAACTTCCGTAGCGTGTAAACAATTCTTTTAAAAGATTTTCTGATTTTTCAAGAGTGCAAGTGTCCATATCAGGACACCCGCAACACGGTATTTTTTTAATACAGATATTACTCATGCTGTTTTTTCTCCTTTCAGAATTTCGGTCGGGTCAACTCGGAAAATGAAAGCGTGTCTAAATTTGCTATAATATCCGCCGCGATCCTTCATTGCTTTATTTTCTGCAAGATATTGCTCTCTTGTGAGTGTCTCGTTAATTCTTACAAGCCATAACTCGGAACCGTCGCGCGTGTCTTCGCCCTGTGTAATCTTGTAGCTGATGCCGTCCGTCTTTACTTCGATCTGCTCCGGCTGTGGCTGTTCGTTCTTCTTGCTGGATGCTTTAACGCTGGCTTTCTTATTCTTGATTCTTGCCGTTTTTGGCACAATCTTAATTTCTGCGCCGTTATCCTGGCAGCATCCGAAGTAATAAAAATCTACGTCGAAATAATCAATCATGCCATCACAGTCTTCATAATTGTAAGACTTGACGAAGGCGTCAACGTCTTCAATGACTCCTCTTGTTATGTCGTTTAAAATGTGTGCGTATTTGCTGTTGGACTCTTCAATAGTCTTTTTCTTTTCTTCTGCTGATGCGTTCAAAAAGTTTATTCTGTTTTCGTCGTTGTAACCCCACATAAATAACCGCTTTGAAATCTCCCGAAAATCGTCGTTGTCAAGCTCTTCAAATGTCTTATAAATCTCTACTGGGCTTTCTTTTAATGTAACGTGCAACTCCTGACACATAGAAGCATAAGAAGTGCGAACGCTGAACTTATAAGTTGGATATTTTTCTTTCACGTATGCGCGGACGATCTGAGCGACTTCTTTTAGTGTTCTATCCCAGCTGTGACGGCTTCCTTCCCATCCAAACTGTGTGTAAAACTGGCTTCGTGTGCTGTCTGCGGTTTCTTTGATCTCTTCGCCTGTCTCAACTTCCTTTTTATTCTTCCAAACTGTGAAAAGTGCGTCATACTCGACATTAATTTCTTTCATTGTCTCAACGTTTCCGCCGTTGTCCGGGTGATTGGCTTTCAATAATTTTTTATACTGATTTTTAAGATCTTCATAAGATTTAATAGATTTAAAATATTTTGACATTTCTTTTTTCCTTTCGCCCTGATATAATGGGCTTACCTTTCTTTTTTGATTGGTGCCGTTGGTTGCTTTGGTAGAGTGTCAACGGCTTTTTTATTTTGCGACTGCCTCAGGTTTTGCAATTAATCAGATCGCTTGCTTATGTCCTCATTGGCTTGAGTGGTTCAGGGCGTCCGGTTGTTTGTCCTGTGTGGCTGTTGCTGTATCTCGTTTACAGTTATTATAATACATGATATTAGGCACAAATACAATAGACATATTATACAAATATTAGGCACAAATACAATAGCGTTTTTGTCTATTGTTTATTAAGCACAAATAAGCATTGAAAATAAGGCGTTAATATACTATAATGAAAGAAAATAGGAAGGGAGCTAGAAAGATGCCAGAATATACAGAGAAGCAGAAAGAACAACGTAGAAAAGCAGTTGCGGAATATATGAAAACAGTTGATCGCGTCAATTGCCAGTTTCCACTTGGAACGAAAGAAAGAATAAAAGAGCTTACCGGGAAAAGCTGCAACGCCTTTATAAAAGAAACAATATTAAAAGAACTGGATAAAATAGAAAGAAAGAAAGCAAAAGCGAATTAAGCACAAATATTTCTATATGCATGTATTGACATTAGGCACAAATAAATATATAATAATACTTGTAAGGAGCACAGCTTACAAGTCACCAGTGAGAACTGGAGAAAGGAGAAAGCATGGAAGATATGACAATGACAGAAATAGCTAGACTGATCGAAGGTCTTAGATCAGCCGGATGGGAAGAAAAGAAAATCAATGATTTCTTGCTCTACATCGAAAGCGGATCAGAAGAATTCAAACCGAAAGAAGAAAAATAAAAGCAGATCAGACACAAAAAAATAGGGCGGTCTTGTACCGCTCTACGGAAATAGATTCCAGAAGAAAGGAAGAAAGAAAATGATCAAAGTAAATGCATGGACTTCATACAGCGAAAAGATCGGTGATGAATATTATTTTGTCATCGAAGACGGTTACAAAAATTACAGAGTTGAGATCACGAAAGGAAATAAAATAGATTCCAGGTTCTGCACTTATGGAAGCCTTGAAGATGTTGAAAAGATGCTGGAAGAAGCAAGAGAAAAAGCAGGAGTAAAAGTTCCAGATGTTCGAGAAAGTTGGAAGTTAGGGAATGATATATACGGAATCTAAAAGAGAAAAAGCGTAGCCCAAAAAGCTACGCTGTTCTCCCGTTTGCATACGTTCCCATATGTTTTTCAACTCAACGTTCAGCCATTGATCTGAACGACTCCGCATAGAATCATGGTCTATCTGGAATCAACAAATGTTGATAGTTATATTATAGCTTATATTTTTAAAAAGTCAACAGCCTCCCCCGGGCTGTCTTTTTTGTGTCTTCCAGTGTTGTATCATGTGTATACGTTTATGCTTGGTATACCAGTTTGTAACCGGTTGGTATACCGTTTGGAAACCTAGAGAAGAATAGAAAAGAGAAGAGAAGAAAAGAAAAAGAAATATACAAGAAAAAACCTTGCGGTTTTGTTCTTCTTGGGACTGTTTTTTCTTCCGGTTTACCGTTCTTGCTCTCCAGCTCCTATGACGTTCTTCTGCTGCCGTTTATAAAGTTATGGGCGCCGTGGTTCGCTCACGCGGGCGAAAAAATAAATTGACATACGCGGAAAATAAATATATAATTGAGTCATTAAGAAACACAGAGAAAATTGATAGGGAAGTAGCTAATAACCTGATCGGATCAGATCGGGCGTGGCTGCTTCCTTTTTTTTCGTTGCTGGGAGGTGATCAGAATGCAGAAAATGGAACGCGTAGAAGGACAAGAGATGGAGACAACAGAACAGAAAACAGAAGTATACACGGACAATATACAAGAATCTATATCTAATTACTGCATAGATCACGACATAGACATGAAAGATATATATACATTCGATCAACAGAGATGGAACAGTGTATTGTTATATATTTACAGATCAGTATTTAAACCATGTAAAACTGACGGAATAGTTAGAAGATATAACGAAAAAAGTAATATAGATTACAGCAACAGAGAATTAATTGATAATGTATGTGATATATATATAGCTATGTGCTATGAGTATTCAAAAGAAGTATCAGTTATGGGATTTAGTAAAATGACTGGAATACATATAGACACACTATATCAATGGGTTAATAATCCGGAAATTGAACGCGGTTCGTCCGAGGTAACGAAAAAGTTGCAAGCTGAAAGAGAGGAATCTCTGAGTAATAAATTAGCATCCGGGAAAGGCAATCCGGTTGGCATTCTTGGCATACTCAACAGGCATTATGGTTGGAATATGGGGCAGCCGAGAGGGCAGACAGCAGCGCAGAAAGCTCCTGATCTTCCAGGGATTGCGGAAAAGTACGGCGTGACCGATGCAATAGGACAAAAAGAGCCGGCTCGACAGCTTCCAAAGTTCCCTGATTTGCCGGACGCCGATTGATCTTTTTTAATATCAATCAATTAAAACTATTATTTTCACAAGATATAGTGCAATAAAGCGCACAGATACAAGATATTGTATATTAGCTGTGTAACAAATTGCTGTTTGTCGTATAGATACATATGTTCGGATTATTGGGAAGACATCGCACCGGCTGGAAGCATCGGGAAAGGTTTTAGATTTTAAAAGACCCGGGCGGGGGTTGCAAGGACAGGACACCCCGGTACATACCTCACCCCCTCAAGCAATTTTTTCTCAAAAAGACCTTATTTTACATGATAGGAGATTAGCTATGAAAGTATATGTGATTACTTCCGGAGAGTATTCGGATTATTACATACGGACAGTTGCATTAAGCAGAGAGAAAGCTGAACAGATATGTGCAATGCTGAATAGTCAAAAAAGATATTATAGCGACGCAGCTACAATTGAGGAATACGACACAGACGAAATTCAATGTGAGATCAATGAGGATGTTAATTTATGCTATGATGCAGCGTTTGATTACAGAACGTTGGAAAATATATATTGGTGCGACCCGTTTTATTCATTTGATAGAAATGAAATTAAAAGAGAACTTCGGGATCATAAGTACAGAATTCTAATATCTGCCACATTTCCAAAAGACATGCCTCAGGAAAAGGTTCGAAAAATCATGTGCGACAGAGTGGCTAAGTGGAAAGCAGAGAAAGAATGTTTGTAGGAAGTCAGGTATCATGGAATACACGATAGAAAATTTAAAAGCAACAGTAGAATCCACTGGTCAGACTGTTACTGGAAGATTGATATTTACTCAAGTGCTTCTTCAGCATCAGATAGTACAGTTTTCACCGGATATCAACAGAAAAATTTCTAAAATGGCTTGGATTCCTCGGTTTGAGTGTAACGAACCACTGGAAATTATAGATGACATGTTTACGAAAGTAGTTGTTCCGAAGATTGGCTTCTGGTTCAATGCTTATGCAGGTTGCAAGATGCTGATAGGGGCAGAAGGGATAGGCGAACTACCCGGATTTGTTAAGGAGGTATTTAAAGATGCTGATTTATGACGGAGTTAAACCAATTCAGCCGAGATACCATGTTGTCACAGATGATGCAACGTATTGCGTAGAGGCTTATTGTTGCGAGATTGCTCAGGATGATGGAATTATTATTTTCAGCAACAAAGATTCAGTCCAGGCCATGTTCAGACTTGATGATGTGAAAACACTTTGGAGGGTTGTTTGATGGGCAATAAAGAAATAATTGAAGCAGTTAGCATGTTTTATAGCATTTATTTAGAGTTTTACAAGAAATGCGGAGATCGGAATACTGCGATCCAGCTGACATGTGCGTTATGCGGCGTGAAAGTTCCTAAATTAGAAACATTTTCGTTTTTGTTGGGGGATAGTGGACGCAAGAGGAATAAATGATGGGCGAGAAAGATAAGAGAAGATATGCGTATGATGGCTTTCCACCAACAGGGAAACTTTATATCCAACAGGATTCATGTTTAATCTGTGATGATATAGTCGAAGAATTGGCAACAATACCAACTTCAATACTAAAACAGAAAATGAGAAACATAGACAACTTATTGGACGCATCTTCGGTTTTCTATGGAACATTTGGAACATTTAATGTAAACACTTTGCCATGTTACACGATTGGTTCAAATAACTGGCGAAAATATCACGGTTTGCCAATGAGGAGAAGAAAATGGTTGCGACAGTAAATATTCTTGGAACTGAATATAAAGTGATTAGGGAGCAATTCAAAGATAAAGATAGCGATGGTTATTGTGACTATACATCAAGAGAAATTAAAATCAGGGAGGATAATGTAAATGAAGTTGGAGATTTTGATGAACTGATGCGAAAGCAGCTACGGCATGAAATTATACACGCATTTCTTGCTGAAAGCGGACTGCAAGCGAATTTTGAGCACTATAGACAATTTGGACACGATGAAACGCTTGTTGACTGGTTCGCAATACAGTTTCCGAAGATGATAAAAGCTTTTGCGAGTGTGAATGCGCTTTAGGAGAATGTGCGATGGGTGAAAAAGATGAAAATCTCAGACAGGTTTTTATAACATCTGATGGAATTGCGAGGAGAATGACGATTGTAGATGATTTGATTCATGATCTTTCTGAAAAACTTGTTGATGATGCTGGTATGGAAATAGGCAGCGGAGAAAATGTTAATGAATTTAAAGTATCGCTAAGTTTCAATGTAGATTCTTTGAAAAATACATTTACTTGGAAATTGCTATTCGGTTCAAATAACTGGCGTAAACTTCATGGATTTAATATGCGGAGGATGAAATGTTTAAGATAATAAGGCAGCTGTTTTGCAAGCATGAGCGAACCGTCCATGCAAATACTGATTTAGTCTTGCAATCAGATGGTTCATGGAAAACAGAGCATACGTGGAGGTGTGAACGATGCGGAAAGAAAATAAAGCGAAAATAAGACATTGGCTTGCGGGTATTACGCTCATAGCTTTCACTTTGCTTGCCGGATATGTTGGAGTTGGAAAGATGTTTTTAGGAGCTGTATTCACTCTTCTGGCTGCGCTAGATGCTCATGCAATGACTTGGGTTCTTGGCGGCGCAATCTTCTTCCGGTGTATCTACGGATTGTTTGTAGCGTGTTGTATATGGCTCATAGGCTTCATATCGTTTCCATTGATATGGGGTGAAGACGATTAGTCAGTAAAGACTATAAAATCTAGTGCAACGCACGGCACGATAAATATTGTTGCTAACCGTCAGATGGAGGTTAAAGGAATTGTAGTCCAACTGGTAGAACGCTGATCGCGACAGAAACGAGGGTTCAAGTCCTTCCGATTCCTAGAGGTGAAAACCAACCCAGTATCTTTGCGGAGATGCTGACAGTCACAGGCTGTAGCCAAACGTGAGCACAGTAGTGGGTATACACATGAAAAATCACGGAACCTGTTTTATGAGAAGTGACAGTTCAGTAAAAACGCACTTCTGGCATTGGTGGATATGCAAGAGGATAAATCAGAAAGAGTTGACGGTATAGAATGCATGAAAAAGAAATAAAAGGAATTGAAACAGAATTATCGTGCCAGACGGAATTCATTAAACGTGGCATAAATGTGTCTGTTCCAGTTAGTGCATACTGCAAATATGATTTTATTGCAGACATTGATGGGAACTTAAAGAAAATACAAGTTAAAACCGCTAGAAAAAGAACAACAGGATTTATGATAAGCACGCTTAGTACGCATTTAACTTCGAATGGACTAAGAAAAAATACTTACACAGAGAAAGAGATAGATTATTTCTGCACAATCTATGAAAATCAGTGCTATTTAATTCCTGCCAAAGAAGTAATCGGGAAAACTCAGTTTACATTAACACTATTTCCTGATAAGCGTGTGAATAATTATTTAATAATGCATGCGAAAAACTATACGTTGGATTACCAGATAGAACTTTTAAAAACTGGAACTGAACAAATAAATACAAAGTTCATCATAAATAAATGTTTGAAAGATGGTACAATTGTAAATTCATATAAAACTGAAAGAGAATGTGCTTTATCTTGTGGTGATATAAGCAAGCAGGCACATATTCATGAGTGCATAAACGGAAGTAGAAAAAGTGCATATGGTTTTTTATGGAGAAAAGATATTGAACCATTATAATTTATATTGCAGATGAGTGGAACGGAATACCACGCAAGAGTCATGATCTTGAAATAGTCGGTTCGACTCCGGTATCTGCTATTTCTGAGTTTCACGGTTCTCAGATAAATATTTTTTCGGACTCCCCCATCCTGAATCAAAATATAAAAACCGCGATATGCTATCATAGCTCAAATGGATAGAGCAGTTGATTACGAATCAACAGGTTTTCGGTTCGAATCCGAACGGTAGCTCTCTCCGAGTTTCGGAGAAAAAACTTTTTCATAACTTTTCCTTACTACTGTGTAGTTGGAAGCCGTATAGCTTAATGGTAAAGCGTTCATTCTACCCCTACCCAAGTGAAAGATTGAGGTTCGAATCCTTATATGGCTATTTTCAAATATGATTACCTCGGTGAAGAGTGATTTTCAGTCATGCCGAGATGCAATGGTGACGAGATAGGCTTGTTCGAGATATTGGATAAGCTGATTCTTTCCACTGGGAGTGATTCCATTGGTGAAGACGGAAACCGTCAACAATGCCTTGTAGTGTATCATCATAGAGAAGTCAAATGCAGAATCCTTTTGGTCAGTGATTAATAGACGTCTGCGGTGCAGAAATAATCCAGTGATGTGAGTGGTGTGAGAGACTACGGACTAACTGGAAATTCTCAATAAGCTGATTTGCCTTGAATCTGAGAGATCGGAGTATAACACAAGAGGTTCGTTAAAGTAGCGGTATGGCAAGTTCTTGAATAAGCAATTTCGATATGAGCAATGCAAAGGGTGCAAAATAGGCGAAAACATTATCTGAAAGAACCGTGAAATTTATGGGTATCAATCCCATGTGTGCTTTGACAGTGGTAGGAAGCCAAGAGTCGCTCTCGAAAGCTCAGACCTATCATCACAGTGGCAGAATATGACTTTTACCATGATTGAATAAGGTGAAGACCTAATTGTGTTTGAAAAAATGTAACAGACGGATTTTAGCTGCGGAGTTCCGTCAAAGATTTAATATTCACATTTTTGCACGATAGTCACAATGTTTACTATTTTCTTCGTACTGTATAAAGAACCGTAGCAGAGGTGGTTTGATTACTGTCCACCTGCTAACGGAACATAGCTTAATTGGTAAAGTGCCAGCGCAAGAGCTGGAGATGGAGGTTCGAACCCTCCTATTTCGTTTTTAAGAGAGGAGTAGCAATGGAAAAAGTAAACGTATTAGGAACTGAATATAAAATTATCCGTGAAGAGATGAAAGATGCAGAATATGACGGATACTGCGACTATACATCTAAAATCATCAAACTGATAACGTGAACAAGTTAGGTGATTTCGACTGTTTGATGAAGAAACAGTTACGTCACGAAATCATACATGCTTTTCTTTACGAAAGCGGATTAGGACCGAACTTTGAACATTACAAACAGTTTGGACACGAGGAAACAATAGTGGACTGGTTTGCTATCCAGTATCCAAAGATAGAGGAAGCATTTAAGAGTGTAGGTGCGTTGTAGAAGCAGAAAGAAAGGAGAAATGAACGATGACATTTAAAGAAGCATTAAAAGCAATGAAACGTGGAGCAAAGGTGAGACTCCCTGGTTGGTTAGCTTATTATTGGTACTGGGATGAGGAAAAAGAGACGGTTATGACGCATAGTAAGCCGTTGCTCACTGGAAGCGAAGAAAATGAAACTGATATTAAAGACGAGAGAGTCGGAAGAGTTTTTGATGATATGTTAAGAGAGGACTGGATGATTGCAAACGAAGAAAATTGTCCGATACTCTGTGACAAAGCAGTATTTTCATTTGGTGACGCTATCACATATCTGAGAAAAGGGCGTAAAGTGGCACGTAAAGGATGGAATGGTAAGAAGCAGTACATTCAGCTTGCTACTGGTATTTCTTATAAGACAGCAGATGGAGAAATTGTAAACTGTGAACATGATGCTATCGGAAACATGGCTATTGCATTTGTCGGAACATCAGGAGTACAGATGGGATGGCTTGCTTCTCAGGCAGATATGCTTGCTGAAGATTGGTTGTTTGCGGAATGATACAAAAAACAATTGCACATATTGAAACAACAGGGCAGGAAGTTCTTGGAATTTTAAGGTTTGATACAATTACTACAGATGCCGGATGGAAACTTGATGGTAAAAGGAAACTGTACTGGCAAACACCAAAAGCACTGTATCTGCCAATATTTGAGACATATCAACTGATAGAGCCTTTCAGCGAAACATCAAAGGTTGTTGTGAATAATAAATTTGAATTTATAGCATATGCCGGAAATGGGTGCTTGATTGGAGTAGAGCCAATAAGCAAACGTCCTGGCGAACAGGAGGATTAATGATGAAGAAAGCAATGTTAAGTCAGCCAATGGCTGGAAAGACTGATGAAGAAATCGTAGCAACAAGAGAGAAAGCAATTAAGGTTCTTGAAGAAAAAGGATATGAGGTTGTAAATACTCTTTTCACAGATGAGTGGTACAGTGCCGATGCAATGAAAGAACGCGGAGTAGTTCAGATTCCGTTATGCTTCCTCGCTAAGTCTCTTGAAAATATGTCTCTGTGCCACACAGTATACTTCTGTAAAGGCTGGGAGAACGCGAGAGGATGTAAGATTGAATATGATGCTGCGGTTGCTTACGGATTGGATATTATTTATGAGGAGTAGGAGATATGAAGTTTTTTAAAACAGTAGATGAAAAATTAGCGGATATCGGATTCGTAAAGCTAGAAGAAAACAGATGGCATGCTCAATATGGACGAAAAAGTATGGAATACAATTATACTCAAATCGTATTTATTGGACATAAAAAATCTGGGGAGTATATATTGCAGTCATACGATGCTGATTTAACGGATCAGAAAAAGATAGGAAATACGTGTGTAGGACTAACGGCATACGAGCTTAAACTGTTCTCCAAGAAAATGAACCAGATGGAACTTAACAATAGACTGTAAACGGAGGAATAACAATGATTATCACAGGAATGAATCACTTCCAGAGTGTATGTAAAAAGAAACTTGTTGAATGGTACCATGAGCATAAACCGGAGGTTGAGATTGATTTAAGCAATGTATTTGTCGTATGGAGCTGTAAGACATTACAGAATTATAAGTGCCTTGCTTCAACCGACATTAGCGGTGATGGCATCTATGCAGAGTACACATACAATGGTGACAAACAGGAGCTGTATGAAGATGTGTACAAGAAACTGACCAACACTTGTCATACAGAGGAGTAAACAGATGAAAAGTAATTGGAAAGTAGCCTTAATTGCATTTGGTGGCGTTGTTGCAGTAGTTTTAATGTGCGTATTTGGAGTATACAGCTCGCAGAATAGGGCTATTGCAATGGAAGAACAAGTAAAGACGGCACAGTCGGATATCAAGGTGCAGGAAAAACGAAGAGTTGACCTTGTGTATAATCTTGCGGATTGCGTGAAACAGTATGATTCGCATGAGGCAGAAACATTGAAAGCCGTTGTCGATGGAAGAGGGCAGACGGGGAATATTGAGAATGTCACTACAGCTATTACGGCAGTAAGTGAAGCATATCCAGAGTTGAAGTCGAATGAAAATTACAAGCAGCTAATGAACGAGCTGTCGATCACAGAAAATATGATTGCTGAATATCGAAGTAACTTCAATAAACAGGTGAAGCAGTACAATCGTTATGTACGTAAATTTCCGACAAGTATTTTCTTGAATATGACTGGATATGAGAAACAGTCTTATTCTTACCTTGAATACGATGTATCAGAAGATGCACCACAAGATTTATTTGGAGATAAATAAATGGAGATTACGAAGCGTGAAGTCTTAACAAGTGTATCTATCGTGGCTGTAATGCTTTTGATTGGATTTCTTATATCAGGTAAGATTCAAAACAGTATTATGGATAATAATGAGAGATACAATAAGGCTGTTAAGATTGAGGATGAAGAACTTTTCCGATATGGGATGGACACAAACGTTGGGGATGCTTTTGTGTATGGTGATTTAGAAGCTGTTGATACAGTTACTTATCCTGAGATTGGTGGGGAATATATGTATGTTGAGAAGAAAGAAGAGCATTATAACAGACATACTAGAACATATACAACCACCGATGGAAAAGGTCATACGACAACTCATACAGAGATTTACTGGTCATGGGATTACGCTGGTAGTGAGAGCAAACAATGTAAAGAAGTATCATTCTGCTGTGTAGTATTCGATAGTGGTAAAATAAAACTTCCAGATGCAGACTATATTGATACAATTAAAGAATCGAGTCGCGTGAGATACAAGTATTATGGTACTGGAACAAGATTCAAAGGAACAATTTTTACAGAATTAAAAGACAAAACAATATCAGATAATACACATTTTTATCAGGATAGAACTATCGATAAAACTGTTGAGCATTTGGAATCAAAAGAAGTGTTTTGGCAAGTTTTATTTTGGATTTTTTGGATTGGATCGATTGGAGCTGTTGTATGTGGATTTTATTATTTGGATAATGAGTGGTTAGAGTAATGGAACAGATAAAAGAAAATTGGTATTACTGTCCACATGGTCACAAGACTGGTCAGAGAGTGGAAGTGAATTCCAATATTGAGAATACGCCGATATGGTGTAAACACTGCAAGAAAGCGTATTATCCGGTGATTAAGGATGGGAAGATAAAACGATGAGTACGTATAAAACTTTTAGTCTGTACTTGGAAGAATATTGTGATGGGTGCAGGTATTTTGAAGCCGATATTGAAAAGATAGACGTTAGCACATTTGGGAGAAAATCATGTCTTACAGATATTCGTTGTAAAAATGCGAACAGATGTAGAAGAATGTATGAACAGATTGTTCAGCGAACAAGGATGTGAAGATTTATGGGAAAGAAAAAACTTAAAAGAAAAATTGCCAATCTTGAAGATGATATGAGTTCTTTATTGATTGAAAATGAAAAGCTAAGAAATATTATTTCTGGAATGCAATCATACGTGAAATCTTACTGGGGAGCTGAAATTAAAATCATTGATCAGAATGGAATTGTTGAAATTAAAAAATAATTAAGTGCCAGAGCCTAAGAGCCAGAGCCGATATTTGTGAGAAATTGCAGATATTGGCTCTTTTTATTTTGGAGGAAATTGATTAAGTGATATCAGGTAGAAACAAAAGAATTATAAACGCAATAAAGAAAAAGCCTGTGTGCTGCGAAACTCTGCGTGACCTTTTCGATATGGCAAGAGCTGTATACAAAGAGGATAATGCAGAGCTTTCTTACTGTCTGAAAATCACTAGCTATATAAAACAGGTTATTCCACTTCTTGAGAAGTCAGATGCATTGAATAGCTTATACTGGGATGTCCTTTTGTGGGAAGCTCCAAACCGATTTGAAAGTTTCTTACTGTATATGGAAAAGAACAGACCGTACAAGAAGAAATTCTACGAACCTAGAATGAATCCGCTTAGCATTGTTGCTCAAGACTTGCAGGACTTGGAAGATGGCAAATATGACTTCTATGGATTGTCTATGCCACCCCGTGTAGGTAAGAGTACGATTTGTATTTTCTTCTATGCATGGATAATCGGTAAGCGTCCATCAAGCCATAATGCCATGAGTGGTCACAGTGGTATTCTTGCAGATAGATTCCATAATGACTTGATTAAGCTAACAGAAAATGAAGAGTATACATTCCATGAAATTTTCCCGGATGTTCAGCTCGTAAGCAAATCATCAGAAAAAAATGAACTGTATTACGATGCAGTTGAAAGTTTTGCAACTACAACTTGCCGTGGTATTGATGGTACATGGACTGGTGCTGTAGATATTAGTGAAGATGGATATCTTTACGTGGATGACTTGGTGCGTGATCGTAAAGAATCATTGAGTCTAAGACGATTAGATGGTCGATACCAAGATTATCTTAATATCCTTGTTGACCGTAAAAACGATGGTTCAAAAGAGTTGATGGTTGGTACGCGATGGAATGTTGCTGACCCATTGGGAAGAATCGAGAAACAGTACGAGAATAATCCACGATACAAATTTAGGAAAATTCCGGCACTTAATGAAAAAGGAGAATCCAACTTTAATTATCCGGTAAAAGGATTTTCAACGAAATACTATCATAATATGCGTGACAGACTTGATAAGAACGAGTGGATGGCTAAATTTATGCAGACTCCATTTGTTCGTGAAGGATTATTGTTCCCGGCAGACGAATTAAGATACTACAATGGCATACTGCCAGAAGGTGACCATAGAGTCGTTGGCGCATGTGATGTTGCGTGGGGTGGTGGAGACAGCCTCTCAATGCCTATCGGTTATGAATATCCAAATGGAGATGTGTACATTCCTTCATGGATTTTCAATAAAGGTAAGAAAGAAGTTACGATTCCTCTTGTTACTGGAAAAATCATAGGAGAAAAGCTTACAGAAATACAGTTCGAAGCGAACAATGGTGGAGATATGTATTCAGACAGGGTAAGTACAGAACTAGAAAAGCATAATTACCATTGCAGCTGCTCTTATAAAAAAGCTCCGGGGAACATGGAAAAAATGACTAAGATGGTTGCGTATTCCGGTGATGTAAAGAAACATTTCATATTCTTGGATCCGGAACATCAAGACCAAGAATACAGTGATGCAATGGATGAATTGAATATGACTGTACAGATTGGTGATAACGAACATGACGATGCCGGAGATGGGATCACTCAGTTAGCAATGAAAATTTATGGAGATATTGACGGACCAGCATCAATCATTCAAAGTCCAGTTTAAGGAGGGCAACATGAAAATCACTAGAAGAGATATTGCAAACTACAGATTACTTGGAATCCTTCTTGACAAGGACAGGAGAAAGCTACAGAAGTATGTTGAGAAAAGACCTTCTTGTTATTCCGGCAAGGTATATGGCTCAAATCCGCAGTTTCCATATGAGCCGAGAGGATTCACCATTGGTGGTTGCTCAGAACATGAACAGGTAAAAATGAAAGAGTGGGAAGAGAATTGTCGCATCATGGAAGAGCGGATTAAGACAGATATAGAATATCTGCATAAGCTGGAAATGGAAATTGATAAAGTGATTGCAGATTGCAAGGACATTGAGGATAAAGCAATTCTTGAGTTTACGAAAGATGGAATGTCTCAACAGGAGATTGCGTTAAAGCTGCGTATCGACCAGTCATTGGTATCGAGAAGAATAAAAAAATACGTTTCCGACTGAATTTGCATAAAATTCATAAAATACAGGGGTATAATTATAATCGAAGAAATTGTAATTCGTTCATTTTTTCAAGGATTGAGTCTTGCGTGGCGCTATCACGCGAGGCTCTTTCTTTTTACACAAAGGTAGGTGAGATTCGGTGTCCGAGGACAATAAAGCATATGTATATCCTGAATTAACTGGCAGACGCCGGATTTATTCAGACGTAGACAAAATCACAAGAGACAATATTTTCGAGGTGCTTGAAAAAGCTATGGTAATTCACATGAAGAACGCCAATGAAATGACGCTTCTCATGAGATACGAGAAAGGCATTCAGCCACTTGTCAGAGAAAAGATTATTCGCAAGGAAGTAAACATTAAAGTTTCAGATAACCTTGCGAACCAAATTACTGAATTCAAGCTCGGATATGTATGGGGGCAACCGATTACATACGTCCAGCGTGGGAATAAAGACTTGAGAAGTTCTACAGATTCTCAGAACGAGATTCAAGACGATGGAATTTCAATGTTGAATGAGCTGAATGATTCAGAATATGCCTTTTCAAAAGACCAAGAGCTTGGACGATACGTTGAAATCAACGGTATCGGTTATCAGTTTGTCGATATCAAAAAGAATTATAACGGACTTGCTCCGTTTGACCTTGTGACACTTAATCCATTGTTTACATTCTGCATCTACAGAAATTCAGCACTTCAAGAGAAGTTAGCCGGAGTGACATTCCGTAGAACAGAGAACGGGGATGTGTACTACACGGTATTCACTCCTGATACTCGCTACGAAATTAAGAATATGCAGACTGTCATAAATGGCTCTATTGAAAAGAATGAATGGTCATTTATGGAAAGAAATGGCGAGAAGAATCCATTCAAGAAGATTCCGATTGTAGAATTCAATCGTTCTACAGACAGAACAGGATGCTTCGAGCGTCAGATTTCAGATATGAACGCATTGAACGTGGAAGTATCAGATTTTGCAAACAGCGTTGCACAGACAACTCAGGAAGTGTATTTCGGAGTTGGATTCGAATTACCTCATGGAGAAGATGGAAAAGTACAAGCTCCAGTTGGAGGACAGTGGATTCTTGCTAGGAATACCGGAAACGGTGGAACTCCAACGCTAAAGGCTATTTCCAGTACATTTGATTATCAGGGAGTACAAGAGAATATTGTAAGCAAGCGAAACACTATTTTACAGAAAGCATACGTTCCGATTCAGACCGATCCTGGTGGCGGTTCTACTGGTTCTGCAATGAATATGTCTTCCGGTTGGAGTGCTGCGGAAAACAGTGCTTGCAAGGAAGAGCAGATTCTTAGGCGAGGTAAAGCTGAAATCGTTGAGCTTGAGATGATCGCCATTAAGAGCACAAATGACATTTCATTCGACAGTCCGCTTCGTTCACTGGAATTTTCGGATATCAAGCCTAAGTTTATCCGTAACAAAACATACGACCTTGCTACAAAGGTAAATTCAATGGTGGCAATGATTAAATCGGGTGTAAATGGTCGAGTTGCTATGGAACAGGTTGATTTGTTCCCGGATGTAGCTCAGGCGTGGGCTGACAGTAAGAAAACGATTGAAGAATATCAAAAATCGTTGATTCATAAAAGTGAGCCTCAAACAGGAGAGAAGAAAGTTATGCCTGATTTGTCAGATCAGACAGAAAACTCTCCGATTCTTGATGGAATGAAGACAGGTGATAATGATGTTCACGAATCTTAGTTTTGATGAATTGAACGAGCTTGTTACAAATGAGCGCAGCATGTCATTCAAAAAGTATTTCGGAGAAATGAATCTTCCGGAAGAAGAAAAATCTAAAAGGATTCAAATGGCAGAAGAACTGGAAGAGAATTTCATTGTCACAATGACGCTTCTGTTCACGATGGCTCAAGCGAATAAGATTGATTATGAGCTTATCAGAAAGCAGATTGAAGATTCCTATTTGGAAACGCTTAGGAAGTATGCAAGCGTGGATAGACACTTAGAGACATACGTTAAGAGCTTTTCTTACGATGTCATAGACAGCACGAAAAAGCATAAGAATGATCCTTATTACTATTCACTGGATAGAGCAAGGTTCATGGCTGAAAACGAAGTAAATACGGCAATAAACCACGCTAGGTATATAGAAGCTGTGAATGCTGGCAAGACAATGAAGCGGTGGAAATCAATCATTGATGATGTCACTAGAAAAGACCACATCGAAGTAAATGGAAAGTATATTCCTATTGGACAGGCTTTCCATGTTGGAGATTCATGGATGTTATTTCCAAAGGACACATCCTTAGGTGCATCTGCAAATCAGATTGTGAATTGCCGTTGCGCAGTAATATATTTTTAGAAATTACAGCCATAAAAAATGTGGCTGTTTTTCATACACGGCACAGAGAAGTGCCTTATCAAACGCGAAAGACAGAGAAGTCTATAATCGCGAAACGTAACTATGAGAGAGAACTCTAAACGCGAAAGAAAGGAACATGATAATTATGGAAGAAAACAAAAACCTTGAAGGACAGGGACAGCAGAATCAGGATCCGGATAACGCATCGGAAGAGAAAGAGCCTACTGTAGAAGAACTGATGGCGCAGTTAGCACAGGAAAGAGCCAACAGTGCAAAGTTGCAGAATGACTACAATAAGGCATCCTCAGAAGCCGCCAACTACAGAAAGCAGTTAAAAGCTAAACAGACAGCAGAAGAGCAGGAAGAAGAGGCAAAACGCGAGGCAGAAGAAGAGCATAAAAAATATGTCCAGGGATTGGAAAACACAATCAAAATGACAAATGCTACAAATCGCTATCTTGCGCTTGGAATGTCAGGAGACATGGCTAAGGATACTGCACAGGCAGAGCTTGACGGTGATATGGTTAAAGTCACTGAGAACATGAGTAAATTCAAAGATGCTTCAATTAAAGAGGCTGAGACAGAATGGCTTAAGAGTAGACCGCCAGTAAATGCCGGACAGGGCGAAGATGAAGAGACTGATTTATTCCTGAAAGGATTCAACGGTTAATCTTCCTAGTATATACCGGGCACATAAAGATGTGTTCGCTGATTTCAAAAAGTTAGAAAAGGAGAATTGAAATGGCTGTTAATTACGCTGAGAAGTATTCACGGATCGTGGATGAAAGATTTAAAGTTGGTGCACTCACATCTGCACTTGTAAACTACGCATACGACTGGGTTGGAGTTTCCACAGTAAAAGTATTTTCTGTACCGACTGCTACAATGGGGGATTACAAGACAGATGGTGCTAACAGATACGGAACACCGGCAGAGCTTGAGAACGAAGTTCAGGAGATGATTCTTTCCAAAGACAGAGCCTTCACATTTACAATCGACAAGAAGAGTGAAGATGACACAATGGGAACAATGGCTGCGGCAGCTGCGCTGAGACGTCAGATTGACGAAGTTATTATCCCTGAGATTGATACATACCGTATCGCTAAACTGGTTGCCGGAGCTGACGTTTCACACGTTGTAAAAGACGTTGCTGTAACAAAAGCAAATGCTTATGAGAAATTCCTTGCTGTACAGGAGATTCTTGACAATGCAAAAGTCCCTACAGGTGGAAGAGTTTGTATCGTAACTCCGGGTTACTACAATATGCTGAAACTTGACGAGGCATTTACAAAGAAAGGTGATATGGCTACACAGCTTGCTATCACAGGACTTGTAGGTGAGGTTGACGGAGTTCTTATCATTAAGGCACCGGCTTCTTACTTCCCGGAGAAAACAAACTTTGTAATCACTAATCCAGTGGTTATGCCGTCACCAATTAAACTTGCTGAGTATAAGATTCATGAGGACGCACCTGGTATCTCTGGTAGCCTTGTAGAAGGTCGTGTACGTTACGATGCTTTCGTCCTGAATCAGAAGAAAGATGCAATCGGTGTTTGCCAGAACCCAGCAGACTAAGGAGTGATCGAAATGTTTACATTCGAGAAAGATGGCGTGAGAATGCGTGTGGAGTCTGATATTCAGGCTTCCGCATTTCTTTCTTGCGGTTGGAAACCTGTTGAAGAAACTGTTAAAAAGGCACAGACCACAGAGTCTAAGCCAAAAACAGTGAGACAGACAAAGAAATAGGTGTTTGAAGATGGATAAGTTGATTGAAGAGATATATGAGGATTTAAAAACTGAATTGGGTATATCGGAAGAATCTGATTTATCCATTCTGAAAATAAAAGTAAAGAACGCATATAAAGAAGTATGCGTGATACGGAATTACCCGAAGTCATACACAGAAGAGTTTGTTGTTGGAGATATGGAACGTTTCTATTCCAATATCCGCGGATTAGCTCTGTATGACTACAATCAAATTGGAGTTGAGGGAGAATCTTCCCACAATGATAATACTGGAACTCGAACGTGGTTTCCCAGAAATACGTATCTTGAAGGAGTTGTTGCTATATGCGCACTAATTTAAGAAAGGAACGGTGATCCGTAATCTCCCGTCTACTGGGTTAAGTAGAAAGAAGATTGTGCGTGACCATATTGCCGATGTTAGCAAAATGGTCGCAGGGATATATGTGCAATGATGGTGGAGGGATAGCACATTGAGAAACTTGAAAAAAAATTCTAAGAAATTATGGTATTCAAATTACAGCGGAAGGGTTCCAATTGTCGATGAATATGGAGACGAAACAGGAGATTACACTGGCGGTTACGCTTCTCCTGTTGCGTTTCTAGCGACTTTATCAGCAAGTAGAGGTAATGCTTATGCTGATATGTTTGGAACGAATTTAAGCTATACTAGAACGCTTGCAACGGTAGAGAATCTTCCTATTAAAGAGGAGTCCTTGATATGGGTAAGTGAGCCAACACTGAATGCGGATGGTACTGTTGATTCTGATTCGGCAGACTATACCGTAGTTGGTATTGCGGATGGCTTGAATGGACTTGTCGTTGCATTGAAAGCGAGGGCGAAAGATGCCTAGATATTCTACCGGATTGTCAGTGAGTGGATTCAAGAAATTGAAAGCCGATATACGAAATTACAGAAACAGTCTGCAAGAGAAATGTGAGGAATTTGCATATAGGCTTGCGGAAGAGGGCGTTGCTGTTGCTCAACTAAAGATAGGTGAGAAAGATGCTATCTATACAGGAGAGTTACTGGAAAGTCTGAATATCATGCCCGGAGATATCATTTATGATGGAGCTTCATTTAGTGTTTATACGGATTGCCCGTATGCTTGCTACGTTGAGTTTGGAACGGGCGTTGTCGGAGAGGATTCTCCGCACCCTGACACTTCTATAGCTGGTTGGAAATACGATATAAATGACCACGGTGAAGCTGGATGGGTTTATTTCAAAGATGGTAAACGCCATTGGACAAAAGGAATGCCGTCAAGACCATTCATGTATGAGACAGCGCAGTATTTAAGAGATATGAGCGTTATAAGCCATATTGCGAAGGAGGTGTTTGGAAGTGATTGATGTGTCAAACAGAGTGCTGAGTAACATAAAATCTTATGTGAAAGATACTTGCAAGAATGTATCAAACTATTCCAGTAAAAGCCCTCCGTCATTTCCAGCAGTATCGGTTGTTCAGATTGACAATCAAGATGCTTGCATGGACTTGGAAAACAGTGAGAATGCTGTCGAGTCCGTAATTGAGATTCAGTGCTATTCAAACAAGAATATCACAGAAGCGAAGAATATCATAAATCAGTGTTGTGATGCTATGCGGAAGATGGGATACGCTCGATCGTATGGTCCGAAGCCTATTGACAATGCGTCAGACACAAATATATACCGAATGGTTGCAAGGTTTAAACGCCTTGCTGCATCAGTAGATGATATAACAAAATTTTAAATTTGTACCGGCTATTGATTGGAGATAGTCGCTAACCGCATTAATTAGCGGTAGAAAGGATGGAAACAAATGGCTAGTGTAAAAGCATTAAGTACAATTAACACAGTTCTCAAAGTCGGTGAGACTGGAGCTAAAGTAGCAAGGGTTTGTGCTATTAAGAGCTATCCTGACCTTGGCGGTGATCCGGAGAAAATCACTGTAACAGACCTTGAGGATACAGATGAAGCTTCTGTACCTGGTGTGCGTTCAGCAGATGACATGCAGTTTACAGCAAACTATACAAAAGAAGCTCACGCAGCTGTTCTTGCCGCTTGCGGAAAACATCAGATTTTTCAGCTTGATTTCGGTGCTGACGGAGCTGATGGACAGTTCTCTTGGAGTGGAGAAATGTCTGTTAAAATCAATGGCGGTGAAGTAAACGGTGCTCGTGAGATGACACTGACAATCGTTCGTGATTCAGCTATAAAAGTAGGTGCGGCTGCGGACGAGTTTCCCTCTTTATAGTCCTTGGATAGGGCTGGATGATGATTTTATACTTGATTGTGAAGGGGAAGTAATTTTCCTTAAAAACTATTAGAGTCGCTTTAAGGCGGCTCTTTTTTGATTGAAAAAATGGAGGAAGAACAATGGTCAAAGTAAAAATTAATGGAAAAAACTACAACGTAAAGGAAATGGCATTTGCTGAGTACACGAAGATGGAAGAGCAGGGCTTCTCAATTCTCGATGCTTTCAGAAAAAAGCAGATGACACTTATCGCTATGGGATTTGTTTGTGCGGTAGTTGGTTGTGATAGAGATGAAGCTGAGCGCTTAATCACTCAGCATGTACTCGGTGGTGGAAACATTATTGACATCACAAACGCATTTGCTGATGCCGTTGCAGAATCAGATTTTTTCCAGAAGATGCTCGGAATGACTCAGGACGAGCAGGAGACTCCGAAGGAAGCTACGAAGTCCAAGAAAGAAGTGGAAGAAGTAGCCGAAGAAGAGTAATTATTCCCACTAGCTATACGCAATTCATATATGAATATTGGTTGCCTATAGCCGCACAATGCGGAATTAGTTGTTCTGAATTTTGGAAGATGACTCCGAAAGAAATGAACGTTTACAAAAAGATTCAAGAGGATAAAGAGAGAGAAAAAGCCATCATGCAAGACATTTCAGCTTGGATGAATGGTTTGTATGTTCTTCAAGCAATTTCGTGTGTTGTATCGAAAGGCGCTAAATATCCTGAAGCTCATATGATTGTTGAAGATTTCAATGAGCATGAATTAACAGATGGAGAAATAGAGGAAATCGTTCATGAAAATACGCAGATTGCAGCAGCTAATTTTGCGGCATGGGTCGAAGTTGCAAATAGCAAAGAATAGAGGTGAGAACAGTGTCTGAAATTGATAAGTTGGAAATAGTCATTGAATCGAACGCACAGCAAGCGAATCGTTCAATGGGAAAGCTTGAAAAGAAAATAGATAGTGTAACAGAAGCACTCGAACGTTGTATGCTCGTTGCTCAAGGTGCGGTATCTTTAAAAGGACTTAATATTGATAAGCTGTTCTCCGGCAAGGCTATGGAAAAGTCGGCAAAAGACATGGGAAAGAAGTTGTCGGATGACTTAATCAAAAACTTCAATCTTAATCTCGCCGGCAAAGATGTTGCAGGACAAGTCAAAAGTCTTTCCAATAAAATTGCAAACAGCCTTGCGAATAGTGCTGGAAAGCCGTATAAAGGCGCGGCAGATGACATGGAAGCTCTTGGTAATATCGTTAAAAGGCATGGTCAAATTGCGAAGACCACGTCAGACGAATATCAGGAGCTATACAATTGGATTAAGAAAAGTGGGAAAATAAAAATCTCACCTGAGACAGCAAAGTCCTTAGGTGATGATTATAAGAATAGAACTCCTGTTGCTAAACAGAAATTTTCTACGAAAGGCGGAATCGAACTTGATTCCTATTATCAGGAATTAAAAGACCAGTTTCCAACAATCCTTAAGGAAGCCTACAGTGTTGAAGATGAATTTTATCAGATGGAAAATGCTCTGAGGAAATTCTATGAAACTGCAAACTCTTTCTACAAGCCTGAGTGGATGGAAGAAGATGTTTGGGATTCCGTCATTAATGGTGTAGACGATATCAGGAAAAGCGTAATTAATGCAAAGTCGGGAGTTACTGAATTCGGAGATGCATTACAAAATGCAGAAGAATCAGGCAGGTCTTTTTCTCAGTTATTCGGTGCAAATATCAATACTTCTGGACTTGATAAAGCTGAAAAGAAACTTCACGGCGTTTCAAGAGTTGCACAGCCGAAAGCGAAAAGCAAGAATCTTTCACTCGATGACCTTTTTGAAAAACATTCAAAAGTCGGAACAGACCTCGATGTTACTGGAATGAGCGTGAAAGAGCTTCAATCTGGATTAAAAAGTGCTACAAGTAGTGCAGAGAGACTCAATGCTAGTCTTGAGAAGAAGCTTGCTACTCAAAGAAGTAAAGAACTTGGCGTGCAAATCGAAGGACTTGTATATGATATTCAGAAAGCTACGAATCAAGCTGAAATTTTCAGAGAAGCACTTGCGAAACTTCCGGGAAGTAAACCGTTTGAAATCAGTACAGCAAAAGATGCTGATACAAGCGGCGGCGGTTATGAACAGAAAGTAACTTCTGTGCCGGAAGAAGCCATGAATTATGACGCAAGTGCCATGAGAGCTGTTTACGGTGAAGGTGCAGAGAATCTCAAGAACTTCAACGATGTTATGGATCGCTTCGGCGGTACTGCGCAAGAAGCATTTGAGAAATTGAATAACGGAACAAACTCGCTCAATACGAATAAAATAAATACTTATGAAGCACAGATTAAGCGGTTGAATGCTGAATTAGAGGATATGGCTAAACGCGGACTTACGCAGGGTGATCCTGAGTATGACAGAGTTATGCGTGAGAAAATCGAAATAGCAGAAGCTAAGAGGCTGTATGAAAAGAGCATGAAAGAACAGGCTCGGGAAGATTTGGGTGCGAATGAAGCTAAGAAGGCAGCTCAGGCATTGAAAGAAGCCAACAAGCGTGCCGAACAGTTCCAGAGAACACTGAAAAAGACAGCTGGGTTTAGCAATAGAGTCAATAACCTTGCCAAAGCGCTCAAAAACGTCGGAAAGACAATGAAAAACGCAAGGGATATTGCTAATAAGGCCGCGCATCCATTCAGAACTCTTAAAGAACTGATGGGATTTGAAAGCAAAAAGAAGAATAATGGAATGCCATTCGGAAGAATGATAGGTTCTTCAATTATGTTTTCTACTATTTTCGGTTTGATTAGTCAGATCAAGCAAGCAATCAAAGAAGGTTCGGATAACCTTGTTCAGTACAGTGGCTCATATAACAATAGCATTTCTTCAATGGTATCTTCCTTACTGTATTTGAAAAATGCTTGGGCTGTTGCGTTTGCCCCAATTGTAAATGTCGTTGCTCCGTACATATCATCATTTATTGATATGGTATCCAGTGCTCTAAATGCTGTTGGGCACTTTTTGGCAGCTCTCACAGGGAAGGGATATGTAGTACAAGCTAAGAAGGCTTGGAAAAACTACGCGTCTGTATTGGACACAACTAAGGACTCGGCTAACGGTGCTGAAAAAGCTCTTAAAGATTTGCAGAACTATACATTAGGAATCGATGAATTGAATGTTATCCAGCCGAATGATAACGGTAGCTCGTCTGGAAGTAGTGGTTCTGGTGGTGGAGCAAGCAGTCCTTCTCCTTCAGATATGTTTGAGACGATTGAAGTTTCTAATTCAATGAATCAACTTGCGGATAAATTCAAGGAAGCTATTAAGAATTCCGATTTCACTGAAATTGGAAAAATGGTTGGTGATAAGCTCAATGCAGCAATGGAGAGTATTCCGTGGGATGAAATTTATCACAAAGCGGATAATTTTGGAAAAGACCTTGCCACATTCCTTAACGGATTGATTTCACCTGAGCTGTTCTACAATGTTGGGGCGACAATTGCAAGTTCAATTAATACCGCACTTCATTCACTTAATTCGTTCGCGGCGAACTTTGACTGGTCTAACTTTGGTGCTTCATTGGCAAGCAGTATTACTGGGTTCTTTGAAACTTGGGATGCAAAATTAACTGGCGGAACATTTGGTAATTTTGTCAGCGGTGTTCTTGAAGCACTGAAGGGCGCAATTGATGGATTGCAAGGAGATAAGACATTTGAGATAATCGGGCAAAAAATTGTAGATTTCATTTGCGGAATTGATTGGGGAAAAATCGCATGGGATTTATCAGGACTATTGGTATCGCTTGCGAACGCAATCATTAATTTGCCAAATGATCTTTTAAGAGGTATCGCAATAGGATTTTTCACAAATGTATTCGACATGAGTGAAGAAGAAGTCAAAATGAAATTACCTAAATTTGTTTTACCGTCACTTTCAGGACTTGGATTGGCAGCTCTTGGTTCTGATATCATCAAAGGAGTTCTTGAAGGAATTACAGAGAATTCACAACCAATACTTGATTTCTTTACTGACTTGAAAGGCAAGATCGTTGAGAAATTCGATGATGTGAAAGATTGGTTTGGAGATAAATTCGGAAAGGCTCGTGAAGCTATATCAGAAAAATTCTCCGATATCGGAACATGGTTTGGCAACAAGAAAACTGAAATTCAAGACAATACAAAAGATGTCGATACTTGGATGAATATGAAGTACACAAGTGCTCGTAAGTATGTAAACACAGCATTTACAGACGTTGGAACATGGTTTGGAAAAAGGAAATCTGATGTTCAGACTAATATGGATAGCATTAGTACATGGTTTAAGACGAAATACCAAGGAGCTCGTTCCAATGTAAATTCAGCATTCTTAGCTATAGGTTCGTGGTTTGGCTTAAGACGCAAAGAAATTGAAGCAAATATGAGTTCTATTGCTACATGGTTCGGAGATGTATTCAGAAGAGCCTATAATGGGATCACTGCAATATTTGATAATATTGGTTCTTACTTCGAGAAAGTTGGTGGATGGATTTCTACTCCGATCAAAAATGCTTTGAATGGAGTTAGAAAGGCTGTCAACTGGATTTACGGTAAGCTTGGCGGTAAAGGCGACTTAATCGAAGCTTTTTCTACTGGTACTGGCGGTAACGGAGTTACTAAAGATACTATCGGAATGGTAAACGATCAAGCAGGTGGGACATATAGAGAGCTTGTACAGTTCCCTAATGGTAGAACAATTATCCCTACTGGAAGAAATGTTGTATTGCCAATGCCTAAAGGTACGAAAGTCCTTCCGGCTGGTAAAACAAAAGAGCTTATGCAGGCTCGCAACATACCGCATTTTAAAAACGGTATTGGAGATTTCTTCGGTGGTGCATGGGCTAAATTTAAAGATTTCACTGGAAACGTATTTTCATATATTACTAATCCGGGAAAATTAGTTCAGCTTGCGATCGATCATTTTACGAATTTGAGTGGTGCTATTGAGCCTGGATTGTCTATGGCAAAAGGAGCTGTTAATACAGTTTTTGATTTGGCTGTAGATAAGGTAAAAGGGCTTTTTACTGAATTTGGACAAAGCAACGTATCTTACAATGCTTCAAAAGGTGTTCAGCAGTGGGCTGACCTTGCTGAAAAAGCTCTGAGATTAACAAGCCAGTACAGCGTTTCAAATCTGAATGCATTGCTTATGCAGATGCAACATGAATCTGGCGGCAATCCGAATGCTATCAACTTGTGGGATAGCAATGCCAAGAAAGGTATTCCGTCAAAAGGACTTATGCAGGTCATTGACCCTACGTTCCGCAGTTACGCAATGTCTCCGTATGATTCAAACATTTATGACCCATTGTCAAATATGGTTGCTGCCATCAGATATACCGTTTCTCGTTACGGAAGTCTGTATAGAGGTTGGACAGCAAGAGGATATAAGGGCTATAAGAATGGCGGTATGCCAGTAAACGGGGAAGTATACATTGCAAATGAAAACGGATTTGGTTCTGAATACATTGGCCGTATGGGAAGTAATCATGTGGTTGCGAATAACCAGCAGATAGTTCAGTCCGTAAGTTCCGGAGTTGAAAGAGCGAATGATGAGACAAATGCGTTGTTAAGACAGATCATTAATTATCAAGAGAGACTTCTCAAGAAGGATTCGTCTGTAAGGATTGACAGCAAGAAGGTGAATCGACAGCTTTCACGAGGAAGTAGAAATTCAGGGTATAGTTTTAGTACTGTATAGGAGATGTTTTTATGGCGGCTAGACATATAAGTAATTTTATACAAGTAAATGGCAAGAGCTTTCCGGCTCCGAAGCGGTATCCGAACTTTGTAGTTACTACTGCCGTGAATGGAGCTAGAAATGCTTTAAACAAATTTGTTGGACAAAAAATAAGCAGAGACAACTATAAAATTGATTCATTAGAGTGGCCGTACTTAGATGCGGCCACTTGGTCTGCCATGTTGCAAGAATTTAAAAATTTTCTTGTAACAGTAAGATTTTGGGACATGGTTGAAAATGATTGGATAACTCTTACCATGTACCCAGGAGACAGAACGGCTGATGTTTTCAAGATTGATTCATTCGGTCGCCCTCTTGCTTATATAAACTGTAAAGTCAATATCATTGATGCGGGGTGGTAAGATGTACGAAGTATCAGATGCATATAGAGAATCAATGAAAAATCCGCTGAGAAATGCTTCTTACATGAAGGTAACACTCGGCGTTATAAATGATACAGCACAGAGTCAGGCATTGCTGAGTAATCAAAGTCAGTATGCCGGATTTTCTGATTTTGATGGAGTGTTTGAACAGAAAGAAGTTCAAAGCCAGTATGCAACATACGAGAATAATTTTTGGCTGCTAGATGGATCCATGAGATTTCTGCCAGATGCAGCATCTCAGTATGAACCTGTTGGAATCGTATCGAAGAATCTGTTTTCGAGCAGTTTCTCAGTGAAAATGACATTTCAAGAGAATGTCGATATTGCCGGATTGACCATCAAGTTTGCCGGGAATTATCCTAGCAAATTCAGCATAATCACATCTGACGGAACATCAAAGAGCTATTCAAACAGCAGTTTGAACTTTACGACAGATGATAGATTCGATAACACAACTTCTCTTGAGATAAAAGTCGCTGCAATGTCAGCTACAAACAATCGTGTACGTATTGAGAGCATTTTATTTGGCAATGCGATAGTTTTTACAGATAATGACATAATCAACGCAGAATCGACTTCTACGATGTCGCAGATCAATGAGGACTTGCCGGAGATTAACTTCACGCTTACTCTTGATAATAACGATAAGAAATTCGATTACGACAATAAGGAATCAATTATCAATTATCTAAGGACAGGACAAGATGTAGTTGTTCAGATTGGATATGACCTTGATGATGGAACAACAGAGTGGATGCCACTGCACACGTTGAAGTTGAGCGAATGGTCAGCCAGCGACGAAGAAGCGAGCATTACAGCTGTAGACGTTCTTCAACAATTCGGTGATGGTGACTATTACCGTGGAGACTGGCACGCAAAAGGAATTACACTGTATGCTTTGGCAAATTATGTAATTGCTGATGCAATCGGTACTTATTCGATACCTCAAGACAAGTTTTCCATAGACAAATACTTGCAGTCGGTAGAGGTAAGAAATCCTCTTCCAGTAGTATCACACAAAGAAGCTTTGCAGATTATCGCAAACGCCGGAAGATGCGTTTTGACTGTGGATAGATATGGAAAAATCTGTATCAAGTCAGCATTCGACCCGGATGCAGAGACAACTTCTACTGAGACTGCATATTTCTCTGATGTTTCCAATGTGAATATTGACAATGAAAAGACGCGTTATGCGACATATGAAGATTCAATGTGGCAGCTCGGTAAAAGACCGCCGTTTCTTCCGAGGACTGGTGTTAAAGATGATGTCGGATTTGTTACAAAAGATATTGCTCCTAAAGGTGGAACGTTTTCGACACCTCCGCAGATTGTAAAGACGTTTGAGGTTCCTAGAAAAAGCAATGGAATGAAAATAAAAGTGTATTATATGTTCCCCCGTACGATGAGCATTAACACTTATCTGAAAGACCAGATTGTTGAATCTATCGGAATTTCTGATGGAAAAATCAACTATGCTGATGTGAAAACATGGACTACAGATCACCAGTTTAAAGAATTCGACAAGATGGTTATTGAGTTTGGCAGAATCAATGCAAATACAAGACTTGTGGTTGACTACATTGAACTCGGAGAAAATATCGATCACACAATCGAAAGAGATGATATGTATTCTAGTCCGACAATGAGCAAGCCGGAGAACATCAAGAGATTGAAAAATATCAGAACTGTGTACTCAAAGTCCAATACGGTTGAAGAGGTTCTGAGCGAAGAAGTAGAATGGACGAATGAGACTCTACTTTATACATTTGATGAACCGCATCATTCCTATACAGCATCTCTTGAAAATGCATCAAGTGGTCAAAGCGTTGAGATTTCGGACAGTGGAGCATATTTTGTCGAACTGCAACTTAGCGGAAATGACATGGGTAAAAATGTTCAAGTTATAGTAAACGGAAAGAAATTCAATCAGTCCAATGCTTATTCTGTTGAAGAAATCAGCAATTACGGCGTTGAAAAAGATTGGAGCAATCCGCTGATATCAGACAAACAGTTGTGCGATAAAGTCTGCAAATGGGTTGCTGACTATTACAATCCAGGTATTGACTACTCTATTGATTACCGTGGAGAACCGGCACTTGATGCAGGAGACACAATCTATCAAGAAAATCGTGACGGAGAAATGGTCAAGACAGTAGCGGAAAGCGTGTCGCTGACCTATGACGGAACTGTAAGTGGAACGCTTGAGACAAGGAGGTAATAGCATGGCATCATTTTCCGCACCTAGAACTGATTGGAATGTGAATTCCTTTTTCAGTTATGGAGCATATAACAGAATTAAGAACAATATTCAATATCTGATTGACTTGTCTTTTGAGTTGTTTCCTGAATACGAATATGAGGATATGGGTAACGATAAGACATATTCCGATTTTCCGTATGCAGATGAATTCAATCTGATTGAATTGAACTTGAAGCTTTTACATGACAAGTCGTTCGGTTTTGTAAAATACACATTCTCAGATATGAAGAACTGGTATCCAAATCAGCAGACACCGTCTTATGAGGATATGAATAGATATGAACAGATGACCGTTGATTATTACAACGGTCTGAACAGCATCAAAAAAAACAAAAATAAGCTCGGAGATATTAAGCTTGGAATGAAGTTATAGGAGGTATCATGATGGCATTAAGAACTGATTTCAAAGACAGTGTACCGAAAAACACAACTGAAAATAAGAAATACAAAATGACGAACAACAGCGACAACACGGTTTCGTTCACTGATGTTACTGTGTATTCTCAAGAGGGTAGTTCTTATGGAGCGAAGGAAATCAATGAAGAGAGGGAAGCAATTAACTCTGTTATAGTTCCGAAAACAAGGACTGTTGAAGGAAGCTATCTGACTTGTGATGTTGCGGAAGCAGGAGCTATTACATGGTTTAGAATTTCCAGCAATACGACATCGAAACTTACAAACGGAACTGAATATAAGCCATTTACAGTAACGCCAGCACCTCTGTTCGGAATATTCCGCAGGATCTACATCAATGATTCTCTCGGTTTTATTTTTAAAATTACAACTAGCGGACAAGTTAGCATCACTCCATTCGGCGGAGATATTCAAGCTGGAGTAGGAATTAACGTATCGGAAGTGTTTATTAAAAATGTTCCGTAATGTTGGATTTCGAGATTGGCATTACAGATTATAAAAGGCACAAGCGGAATTGCATAAATATCATAAATAATTACTGTACCATTATAAGTGTAATTATTTAATAGAAACACGAAAGAAAATCACTCAGAAAGGAGTAGCATCAATGGCGAAATGGAGTGAATACAAATTAAAAGAAACTCCGGCAAGTGAAGATGAACTTATGTCTTATGACATTGCCGGAAAAGCAAATAAGAGAACCACCATTGACAAGGTGGCGAACAATACTGCGTTTAGCGGATTGAAAACAGCTAATAAGACACTGGTTGGCGGAATCAATGAGGTGAATGAAGAAAAGGCGAATGGCAAAGGAATCTCATTCTCAATCAACGAATTAGGTGGTCTCAGAGTAACTTATGACGATGGTAAATAGGAGGGTATGAACATGGCACAGGCATCTGTAGATATTGCTATGGAAAAAACATCACAGGAGATTCTTGAGATGTGTAAAATTATCCGCACAATGGTGACGGATGTAGAAAAATTCGACTGGAAAAATTTCTGGGCGAATATGGCAACAGGAGAGCTGTTCTCTACAAAATTTTATAATTACGAAAGCTCAACGAATCCAGCTGGAGAAAAGCTGAATGCTTCAAAAGAACTGGTTGCAGTTCCTTCCACAGACAAGGTGAAGAATCAGGATGATTTTGCTGGAAGAAATGCATTTAATTACATTGACTGCAATTTCACGATGAATGATTCCGGTGATAAGATTCCGGTTGCAATTAAAGGTGGTAACGGATTTTCCAATATAGGAAAAGTCGATGTAGGAATCATGACTCCGCCTACTTATTGGGGCAAGGAAGAATTTGACGGATATTACATCATTCATTTTTCTGATACGCCGCATCCGGAAGTGGGCTGTACCATTCCGACTCCGTGGACAGATGAAAGTCTTGGATACGGAATCGTCACAAAATACTATGCCGGTTTGATTGATGGAATCGCATACAGTTCTTCTGGAAATGCGATTTACAACTTTGTTTCTGCGCAGTCGGCAATCGGCGAGCTAGAAAAGAAAGGTGCTGGATATGTCGGTTCCGGTTCGGAGCGTACTGCATATCTCCTCTGTATGTTGTGGATTAAGTATGCGACAAAGAACAGTCAGAAATACTTTAGAGGTTGTGTTGATACTGGCGGTCATCAGTACAAAGTTGCTGAAACTGGCGAGAATGTAAATTACGTGGTAATCGCAACAGCTCAGGCGAATAACTTCTATGTCGGAGAAACCGTATCAATTGGTACTCCGGGAACTGACAATAATATTGATCGTGGACAGACAAATATGAATGCGATTGCGAAGAACGTGAGAATCACAGCTATCGAAGCTATTGCAGACACAGCAAACAGCAAGGTCTGCGTTGAAAAGACTGGCATGACAATCACTGCGGATACTTACATTTCATCAATGCCACTTCACTCAGGTACAACAGATAAAGTGCTTGGATCTGATGGATACGTTTCTAATGACGGTAAGCACGCATTCAAGCTTGGCGGTATCGAGGAAGGTGTTGGAGCTTACTTTATTTCCATGAATGAGCTATGGAACAAAACCACAGCCAGTATGATTGACTACTATGTACGTCCGAAAGGCGTGGCTTGGTCTGCGACAGCTTCTGGATGGAAAAAGGTTGCTACTGCGGATTTGATTGATTCCAACGACTGTTGGATTGGAGATATCGACATTGACCTTGAGACTGGCGTTGATTATCTAAAAACGGTTGGAACTGGTGATTCTGTTGGCGTTGGAGACAGAATCTATAAAGGCGGTACCGGTACTGGTTACAGAGAGGCTTTGAAGCGTGGGGCTCTCTGGAATGGCTCGTTTGGCGGTTTCTGCTTCTCGTCTCTCTGGCTCGGGGTCTCTGGGGCGGCTTGGCTCTTCGCCTTCTGCGTTTAGTTCCTACCACCTTTCAGGGGTGAATTTTTTCGCAGAAAAAAGAGGGGCTCTTCCCCTTAATTAAGTTGAAGAGAAAATACAGGACTTGTCGTGCTGGCGTGGGAATCTCAGGAATGGCACGAATGGCGGTTTCTGCTACTCGAATCTCAGGAACGAGGTCTCTAGGACGAATTGGAACTACGCCTTCTGAATTTTATTATGCAAACATTATGCACCGCTGGGTGCTTGCACGGCATTTCGCAACAATAAGTTGTACCGTAAGGTCTTAAATAAGTAACAAGAAAGGGAGCTGGTGCCACGGCAGTGGTACTGGCAGTCTATACGAATTGGTATAGACTGGGGCTAGTAGAAAAAACCGAAAGTCCCTCGGAACTAAAATGAAACGATACTGCAAGAACATTGATATAACAAGCAGAGAATTAATCTCAGAAGCAACATGGAGCTGTATAAGTAATAAAATTACGCGTAGCGACACAATTCACATGTTCATGGAATACACAGGACTTCCGTATCAGTTCTTGATGGATATGGCTCAAGAAAGCAGATATATGCTTGACAGCATTGTAGAAACTGTCATAGATGGTATCCGTCAAGAAATCCTGGAACAGAAGTATATCGTGAAGAAAATCCGTTACAGAATCAAGAAAGATTCTTGTACTGGAAAGCTACGAAATATCGGAATCCAAGATATTAAACAGCAAATCTACGATTATATCGCAGTATACGGCTTGAAAGAATTGTTTGAAAAGAAACTCGGCTTTTATCAATGCGGAGCAGTTAAACGTAAAGGTAATGAATTTGGAGCTGGAGCTATCAAGAAGTGGTTAGCAGATAAAAATATTCGTTGGGCATGGCAAGCAGACGTTCGGCATTATTATGAAAATATAAATAAAAATGTTCTGAAAAAGATGTTGAAACGTGATGTGAAGAATGACAGGCTTATTCATTTAGTGTTCTTCTTGATTGATACATTCGAGTATGGGCTTTCTATAGGTTCATATTTGAGCCAGTTCTTAGCGAATTACTATCTGAGCAAGGCTTATATCTACGCAAGCCAACAGTTCAAGATTCGCAAGAGGAAAGACGGAACAGTCAAGAAAGTAAGGCTTGTAAGCCATGTGCTATTTCAGATGGATGATATCATTTTCTTCGGTCACAGCAAGAAAGATATGAAAATGCTAGTGAAAAGATTTAACGAATATATCAGCAAAGAGTTAAGCCTTGAATTAAAGGAGACAGCTCATTTTATCGACTTGCAAACAGAATATGTAGATATTCTTGGACGGAAGATATCAAGAAAGAATCTGACAATACGTTCATCAACATTCTTGAAAGCAAGAAGAACTTATAAGAAAGCCTATTCCTATGTCTGTCACGGAAAAGAGATTCCACTGAAACTAGCAAGAAGTTGCGTCGCAAGATACGGAGCAATCAAACACACGGACAGCAAGAGATTCCAAAGACGATACCACATTGAAACTATAAATAAGGCGACTAAGAAAGTAATCGGACGAGCCTCGAAAGGAGAACAACGTGAATACAATGAGATTTTCGGAGAAGCAGGAGAAAGTAAGCATCTATGAGCTTGAAAACGGAGCGAGAGATGCTGTTATTCTAACAAATGAAAGAGAAGTTACAGAGACAGAATCGCTGGAAGATGGCAAAGAAAAAGAGACTACGGCATATGAGTATGATGGAAACATCTTTCGAACTCACTCGCTGACAGCTGAACAGATCAAAGCGGATCCTGAGAGTTATCTGGACTACGCGGGTGACGATGCTCCTACAGACGCAATGGTTGAGTATGCGAACCTTAAAATTGACGAATACACAGCACAGTTAATGGAAGAAGGACTTATTTAAGAAAGGCGGTATAAGCAATGAGAATTTTAGTAGAAAGTCTGAAAAGACTGTACGAGAATGACAGAGTGACAAAGGCGCAGCTACAGAAGAGGGTGGAAAAGGGCGTTATCTCAATTGATGAGTATAACTACATTGTTGGAGCAGAAAATGAGGAAACTAATTAACTAAATGGGGATAGAAAGTGCATTGTATAAGGTTTTAGGGCGGGTTAGAAATGGCCTGTCCTTTTTTTATTTGCATAAATATCATAATTAGCTGTATTAACATTAAGTCAGAACTATAAGTATTTAAGGAGAATGGTGATGGAATATGTAGGAAGAGAAGAACATACAGAATTTGCCAAACGTATCGAGGACGAGCAACATAGACAGAATAGACGGATTGAGCTGTTAGAAGAATCTGTAAAGCAGAATACAGCACTTACCGTGTCTGTTGGAAAGCTCGCAAATAACATGGAGATTATGGCAAACGAACAGGCGAAACAAGGAGAGAGACTGGAAGCCTTAGAGGGCAGAGACGGAGAAATGTGGAGAACAGTAGTTAAATATGTTCTCTCAGCAGTCATCGGACTTGTGGTCGGAGTAGTAGCAGCACAGATTGGATTGAAATGATAAGGAGAATGAACATGGAACAGATTATCAATTATGTAAAGCCGGAACTTATTGTTGTAGCTATTGTACTGTACTTTGTCGGTATGGCAGTGAAACAGAGCGAAACTATCGCAGACAAGTATATTCCTAGCATCTTAGGAATTGCTGGAATCGTGATCTGCGGTATCTACGTGATTGCAACTTGTACTCTTAGAACTGGACAGGATATCGCAATGGCAATGTTTACCGCAATCGTACAGGGAATTTTAGTGGCTGGATTAAGTAATTATGTCAACCAGTTAATCAAGCAGAGTGGAAAGGAAGAGTAATT